GGAATGGGCGAGCGACTCATGGGCATGGCTTAAGCTGTTAGGGTTCCATAGACTATGGCCCTTCCAACTCTAGATGCTACCTTTGCTTCGGCGGCAGATTTGCCCCGAAAGTACATGCTTGCCCGATGGCTTGTGGGGGAGTTGGGTTCTGGATCTATTGCTGATTACGTCACCCTACCAGAACGCTATCTGTGGGCTAAGATTGCCGTAGCTGCTGGCGCAACGCTTCCAGAGGCCAACTACATCTCCCTTCCTAAACAATATGTATGGAAGGCGATTTATGATGCGGTTTCGGGGTCAAGCCTTGGCACAATCGACTGGGTAGAAAAACAAGCGTTGGGACATATTGCCGCCGCCTATCGCGGAGACACAGCAAACCCCGCAAATCTAGCCACCTATATTGATTGGCCTTGGCGCTATCAAGTTGCTTCCATTATTGGGGTAATTGGCGCGACATTTCCCAGCAATGGTCTTCTGGCCTTTTGGAAACTGGACGATGAAACAGATTCCAGCGGCAACGGAAACACGCTAACGAATAACAACGGCGTGACTTTTGTCGCGGGAATTCGGGGCAACGCTGCGAGCTTATCCAAAGCTAATATGAGTTATTTGAGTTCAGATGTTGTATTTAACACATGGAACACGGATTTCTCTATTTCAACATGGGTCAACATCCAGCCTAATGAAGACAACACTGTTTTTCTTGGGACAGCAACTGCTGGAGCGTGGGCATTTAATGTCACGCATGATAATATTTTGGCTTTTAACAATGCTTCCGATGCAAACTTGGAAGTTGCAGGATTTGTCCGTGACGTTTGGACTCATTGTGTTGCTACCAATGAGGCTGGTGCGGTTTCACTATATGTAAATGGAGTGCTGGCCGATAGCGGAACATGGGACGGATATGCTAATTCGCCTGACGTAAGGTTGCAGTCGGCTTTTGGAGACCAGCAAGGTGATCTTCTGATGGATGCTACGGGTCTCTGGAACCGCGCCCTTACAAGCGGGGAAATTGCACAACTTTACAACAATGGAAACGGACTAGAGTCGTAGTCACTATGGACATCGCAGCAATCAATTCAGCTATCGAGGCAGCTTACGTTGACGCGCTTGCCAATGGTGGTCAACGTGTCAGACCTCAAGTTATAGCACCAAACGTTACGATTCGGACAGACTCTTATGTGTCAATGAGGGGATCGGGGTTTCGTGTTCTTTGTTTTATAAAACGAGAAGACGGGGCTTTCGTCATGCGTGTTAAAAATTATGGCCCAGACATAAAAAGTGAAATAGAATGGCCTTCAGAAGGAATTGAAACAGCGTTGCGAAATATGCCTCCACCGTTTTACAGGCCATGAGTATTGAAGATATTCCAAGAGGCAGGGGGATGGAGCGCGGAGTCAAACTCACTATGAGCGAGTTGATTGCTGGCGTTGCCTTGATGGTCACTTTGTTTTCGGCGCTCAATGGATGGATCGTTCTCCCAGAGCAGATGCGCCACATTCAAACCAATGATGCCAAGCAGGATGCGCGGATTGACTTGATGAATCAAGAAAATCAGATCCGTAGCGAGACCTTGGCCCGAATTGACGAGCGTACAAAAAGAATCGAAGATTTCTTGCAATCCAAGGGTTACTGATCTAGCTTTATTCCTATGAAATCATTCTTCGCAAAACTGGCTGGTGTTCCTGCCAAAATCTGGAACTTCTATGCCCCGATCCTCAAAGAACTTCTAACCTCTTCGGTTTCGGCGCTCCTTCCAATTGCCCTTGAGATTGTCGAGGACTTGGCATTCTCTGGCAAAACCAGCCCCCAAAAGCGCGAGGCTGCTGTCAGAAGGCTGACCACCGAAGCTAAAAAGATGGGGTACGCCGCCTCCGAATCCCTGATTCGTTTTACGGTTGAATCTGCCGTCCAGCGGTATAAACTTTCCCTGTAATGAGAGACAAGATCCTAGCATTTCTGGTCTCCAAGATGGGTGGTATTCTCACCCCCCTCATTGCCGTGGCTGTAGCGACTATCGTATCCCGCCTCGCCATGGTTGACCCCAAGTTGGCCGAGTCCGTCGATCAGGTTAGCCTTACTGGCTTCATTGTGGCCTTGCTGATCTCTGTCGTTAACTACGTTACCAACGAAGTGAACGTGAGGGGGGTCAAACAAATCCAAGCCTTGGTCAATACGGATGAGGACGGGGTGGCTGGACCGCTTACCTATACCGAAGTCCGCAGGGCCATTGCGGTCAAAAAGAGGGCGGCTAAATCCCGCAGACCCGCATGTGCAAGCCGCAAGAAAAGACGTTAAGACTTTCCCATGAAGTACTCAAAGCAATCCTCGTCCCAACCTCGCCCCAAGAAGATCGCAGAGGTTTCCTTGTCCGTTTATTCGGTTCCCTCAAATTCACAGCCAAAGTCAAGCGGAGCAATGAAGGAAAGACTTCCGTCAACTTCGGAGTCAGAGGAGGAGCGGATTTTTAGGAACTGGGATATCGGTAGGCGTATGTGTGGGTGGTAACATGCCAAACAAGAATAAAGCCTTGGAAAACTTGGCTAAGATCGCCCTGAGTCAGGTGGGGGTCAAAGAGTCTGGCGGCAATAACAACGGGCCTGAAATTAGGAAATATCAAACAGCAACAGAATTAAAGCCCGCTTCTTGGCCATGGTGTGCCGCCCTAACTTCATGGGTAATTCGGGAGTGGTTAAAGGACAAGGAAACCACGGGATGGTTGGGACTCAAGACCCTCACACCCGAACAATGGAGGCCAAAGACTGCGGCTGCGTTTGGATACATCTCATGGGCCCAAGACCGCCCCGCAACAACCAAGATTCTATCTCGCAAGGCCAAGCCTCAAGTTGGGGATCTGGTAGTGTTTGACTTCTCCCATATCGGCATTGTAGTTAAGGTTGGTGAAAAGAATTTTCAATGCGTTGAAGGCAACACCAATGGGCGTGGAACGCGGGATTCAGCCTCTGGTGATGGGGTGTGGCTCAAGACTAGAACACCCTCATTGGTAAGGAATTACATCAGAATCAATCCATCAACAAGGGCATGAAAGATAAAAAGAAGAAGGTCTACAAAAGGCCCGAACCCAAGACCTGTCCATATTGCGGATCAGAAAAGATTGAACGAATCCAAGTTCACCATGTCGGAGTAATCAAGACATGCAAGAACTGCCGAGAACAAATCGAATAGTATGACCGTCCATGACAAGCGGTTGCGAGAGGTGCTGGACAAGCTTTGTTCAGAACTTGTCGAATACTTTGACTCTGGCTTTGTGGTTGCCACGTTCCAAGACGGCACCGAAACCAAGAATGCTTTCCTTAAGTTTGGCAATGACTATGCTATTGAGGGTATTGTGTCCAACATCCATGACATTCTCTATGGGCAGGACGAGGATGAGGACGATGACGATTTGGATGACGGAGATTTAAAGAAGATTCTCAAAGGCGGCTAACCCCGAAATCGCATCTTCAACTAACCTCTTTATGAAAAAAATAGCAGTCCTATCGGACTTCCATTGTGGCCACAAAGTAGGATTAACCCCGAAAGGCTATCTCCCAGAACAACCAGTCAAGGAGCGGGCCGAATGGGTGACAGCCAATCGAGCCTACTACAACTGGTATAGTCTCCAGATTGCGCGTAATGGCCCTTACGATATCATTTTCATCAATGGGGATCTGGTGGATGGCAAGGGGCAGAAAAGCGGCGGAACGGAGCTTATAACCACCGACATGGAGGAGCAGTGTGATATGGCGGTAAAGTTGATCCGAGAAATCCCGAAAGCAAAGAATTGCAAGATTGTTATTACAAGGGGCACCCCATACCACACTGGAAATGACGAGGACTGGGAGAATAATATCGCCCAGAGGGTGGACGCAAAAATCGGAGAGCATGAATGGGTGGACGTTGAAGGTGTTGTCTTTGATCTTAAACACCATCCAGCAGGATCTAGCAGCATTCCCCATGGACGCCATGCCGCCGTAGCCAGAGACCGCCTTTGGAATATCATGTGGGCAGAACGAGAGATGCAGCCAAGGGCGGATATCTTCATCCGCAGCCATGTGCATTATCACAACTATTCAGGTGGTCCCGACTGGCTTGCCATGACCACGCCTGCCCTTCAGGGATTCGGTAGCCGCTACGGAGCCCGCCGATGCACGGGGATCGTGGACTACGGATTCGTCATCTTTACAGTCAATAAAGGAACCTACACATGGCAACCCATAATAGCACAACTAAAAGAACAAAAAGCCCCGATGCTCAAATTGTAGTCCCATCTTGGGACAGCGTCTGGGAGTCGTTTGATAGCCGAAATACCAAGACTACAGTCGAGGCAATGAACGCCGATGGCTGGAGGACTATTGATCAGGTGGCCCAAAAAACACAGCTATCAAGCCCCCGTGTTCATAATTTGATTAGAGAAGGTGAGTTTGAGTCTGTGAAAAAGAAGGTACTTCATTCTGGCAAAACCAGAGAGATGGTGTTTGTCAGGCCGATTAAATATCATCCCTAATTCTTGCTCCAGTAGTGGAATCGTAAATCGGCCCACCACCATCATTGGTGATCGTAGGGCCAGTATTCTGCTGGGGCCATGTTCACCGTGAAGTCTACAGGTGAAGGGTTGTCCTCATTATATGGGTCAACGACAATTCCACCATTTTCCACGCGATACAAATAAGTTAAGAAGCTGTATTGAAGGCGACCCGTCTTGGTTACTAATCGCGCAGGCGAGCTAAAGCTGGCTTGTGGCTGAAAAACGGGGGCGTATTTGTCTGCCCTTTTAAATACAAAAAAATATGGCACGAAAATTCTTAAACTAACCCAAGAACCGTTTGTAGGGAGATCTTGGCCGTATGCTCCCCAGTTAAAGGTGCAAACAAGTTTTTTCTCGTCTTCAAATTGCCGTATGCGGGTAAAAGTTCCTGCGTCAAAAGCCCAACTTTTTACGCGCCAATAAACCTCCACTAGCTCTGCAAAAGTGTGTTGATTGCTTGTAAAATATGTATCTACAACAGACTGAGTTTGAGTAAAAATATCAAGATCAAGCACACGAACATCGCGAGGCAGCGGGTAAAGTGAACTTACGGCAGACATACTTTTTTGCGCTGGGAAAGTTTCGGAAGGGCGAACAGCCCCAAATGTGAAGCACTGGCCATAGTTTTAAGTAGCTATTGGATAGATTGTGGGCCCCCCATTAACACACAAATCAACAAGTGTAAAGTCATGGAAGGCTCTTTGCTGTACAGCGATACCTCCGTTACCATCATCGTAGAGATAAGCAATAAGGGCTGAAAAGCTGGTTTGATTATCATCAGTAAAATCAATGCGATTTGAAGGAATTTCTTCTGGCCCTTGGATGGATGCGGCGGTGCAAATGCCGAAGTTCACAACCCCGAAAAGATAAAGGTAGCCAACGCTGGCTGTAGCCCAAGAATCAAGTCCCGTAACCGCGATATTATCAAAAGAGCCAAGACCCTTGTACAGGGTGCTGTTGTAGTCAACCTTGTATTGATAGGTTTCAGATTCTGTATCTTTACGAATCGTTACAGCCCAAGGATGATTTGGGGCACCACCACCACCGCCAGCCTCATAATAAGAGTCTTCTGATGGAAGTGTGGCTGTCCTGTCTCCTAAAGTCGCCCCATCAACAACTCCAACAAAATCGGTTGCTACAAGGGCAAGTATCTTTTTCTCCCCATCAGCCCTTGTGAGTCTTACTGGAATTATGCCACTGGGCATTTCCGTGAAATCTCCAGTCCGAACGCGACTTAATTGCTCTTCTCGTTGGGCTTTTTCGGCTCTCTCTTGTTTTAATTGTTCTTGTCTCTCGCGGAACTCTGTGGGTGTTTCCCCTTTTTGGCGAATATGTGATTCGCGGTCAAAGTTGGGATCTGACTCTTTTCTTGCTTCGCGTTCTTCTTCGGCGGATTTATAGGCTCTTGCTGAAGATCTCCCTTCACGGGCCTCATCTCTTGCCACTTGCGCGTCATCAGAATCAATGTCCGCTCCCCTTTTCCTTGCGTCATCTCTTGCCGCTTGCGCGTCATTAAAGCTAATATCTGCTCCCTCTTGCCTTGCAGCATCTCTTGCTGTTTGTGCGTCATCAAATCCAACATCTGATCCATTCTGCCTTGCCGCATTCCTTGCCGCTTGTGCGGCATTGCCAAAAGATTCGCTGGCGGATTGTTCTTGCGATATGTTGAAAGTAATTGAAGATCCATCAACAGATGGGCCCTGACCGTTGATGGTGACGTTTTTGATAATGTCCACCATCGTCTGTCGGGCGATTTCTTTGGTGCTTTCAAGATCTAATCCAGCAATATTAAAATCAATAGGCGGGAGTGGTGGAGCTATTTCTTGAATTTCTGGAGATGGCAGTGGCTCTGGTGGTAGCTGGGTTCCACCGATAGCATCTTGATCTTGCCTTCCTTTCTGTTCTGAAAGGATGTCGCGACCTCTATCATCCTTGCTGGGCGGTATTGGCCCAGAAGTTGACGGATCTATCGCCCCACCAGAAAGAATGTCATCGCTCATTAGATGGCCCGTTTTCCAGATGAATGTTGGAATACGCCGCCCCAAACACCTTCCAGATCGTGAGCCAACGTGTAGTAAGGATCATCTGGGTATATAGTTTTGTTTGCCGCGTACTTCAAAAAGTTTTGATAAACTTCTTTTGGGCGGGAAAGGATAATATCTTTCCTCGCATAAAAGTTGGCACCAATGCTGATCGGTATTCCCTGTCCTATGGGGAGATCCCCGATTCCTGCCCTAATGGCTTTTGCTTGTTTTGAATCCTCCCCAGAGAGGAGCTTGCTTGGTGAATACTGTTTTCCGAGATAGGTGATTGGCCACACAAATTCGGGTGTTCCGAAAAGAACCTCCATTAGTGAGATTGTGTAATTTCCAGCAGCAGCATGAGGCCAAGGATCACCCTGCACAAACACGGTTATTTCTGGCAAATTATTATAGAACTCAACCATGTAATGGAAGTAGTGGCCAGCCTCGCGTCCGTAGTTTTCTCTGTTTAAAACAAGATCTGCATTAAACACATCCTTCACTCCATTGCTGTTGGAGACGATAATGTTGTAGTCTCTTTGCTGTGGAATGTATCTCAACCAATCAAGATCTTCTGAGTGTGTTGCGAGAAGTACGTTGTATTTTTTTTCCTGTTTAGATTCTTTTGTTAAGATCTCTTTAGAGGTGTTTTTATTTTCCATATTAAAGTTCTGGTAAGTAAACCTCGGTTATTTCGGTAATCCAAATGCCCTGTTTCCAGTGTTCGCTTTGGCGGGCAACTTCAACATAACTTCCCCAGTTAAGGTCGGCTTGTTTAGTGGCGGGAATGATAAAGGTTTCTCCACTGGGCAAGGTCACAGGAATATCACTACGAAGGCATTTGGGTATTGTCAAATTGAATATGGATTTTCCGCGAGATATTGTTGAATTTTCGGACGTTCCACTGTTTGTAGAAGAGTTGGTTCCAGAGGAGGTAGAACTGGAGGTTCCAGAATTTGTAGAACTACTGGTTCCGCTTGAGGTAGATGATGTGGTTCCTGAACTTGTAGAGGAACTCGTTCCACTATTGGTAGAAGACGAGGTGGAGGAGTTGGTGGAGGATTGTGTTGAAGAGGTTGTTCCGCTGGAAGTTCCAGAGTTTGTAGAACTGGAAGTTGAACTACTTGTCGAGGATGTGGTTCCAGAAGATGTTCCTGACTGAGTCCCACTGTTGGTGGAACTGGAGGTTCCAGAATTGGTTGAACTGGTTGTTCCAGAATTGGTTGATGAGGCTGTACCAGACGAAGTAGAACTAGATGTCCCGCTAGTGGTTGAAGATTGTGTACCAGAAGATGTAGAGGAATTGGTTCCACTTGTTGTAGAGGAAGATGTTCCACTGTTAGTGGATGAGTTAGTGCCGCTTGAAGTGCCAGATTGTTGGCCCGAAGAAACTCGGTTTGTCGGTGTGTTAGAAACCAGAACTGCTCCAGACTGCGACTCTGCCGTAGAGCTTGATCCATCTCCTTCAGAATAAGACGTTCCGCTTTGTGTTCCTGAAGAAGTTGAAGATTGGGTTCCGCTCTGTGTTCCAGATTGCGTACCACTGTTAGTTGAGCTTGATGTTCCTGAACTTGTAGAGGAACTTGTTCCACTGTTGGTCGAAGACTGCGTCCCGCTATTGGTCGAGCTTGATGTGCCAGAATTTGTTGATGATTGGGTTCCGCTATTAGTCGAAGAAGAAGTGGAAGAACTTGTCCCGCTGCTGGTTGAGGAACTTGTCGAAGACTGGGTTCCGCTATTAGTAGAGCTATTTGTCCCACTAGAAGTTCCGCTACTGGTTCCGCTTGAGGTTGAAGATTGTGTGCCCGAATTGGTGGAGCTTTGAGCGGAGGAGTTGGTAGAGCTTTGAGTTGAGCTATTTGTTGAGGATTGTGTGCCACTGGAGGTGGAGCTTTGTGTCGAAGAATTGGTTGAAGATGTGGTTCCAGAAGATGTAGAGGAAGATGTGGTTTCTGATTGGCTTTCAGACACCCTTAAATATTCAATGGCGATATAAAACGGTTCAGCCCAATAGCGCGGAGAAAGTTGTGGTGCTGGTTCAGGTGGTGCCCCAAGGCTAAACTTTCGAGTGAACTTAGCCCGAAGGGGCATGTCGGGAGCCACTCTCCAAGCTGGAATGGGTTGAAAGTTTTCAGTGCCAACAATTTGAAGATCAGTCAAAACATCAGGAAATGACTCTTTGCGGTAGCCATACCAAACTTGATCAGCAGGAAGCTGTGCTAATTTTGTAGATAGCCTCCAACTATGAAATTGGTTTTTGGGCTCAATTTCTACCGATTCAAGCCCGTCTACACCTCCAACAGCAGTAGCCGCATCTACCAGTTGCTTGCTGTATTCAAGGGTCACGCCATAGCGAGGATCGATTTGAAATCCCGTAAGTGGCGCAAACTCATCAACACGAACAGTTTGCTTAACTCCAAACGCCTGATTTTCTGGAGTGATTGCGCTGGAAATTACTCCATATCCAGCATCAGCTTCTGCCCCAGCGGCTACGGGTTGACGAGAAAGTGTGGCGTAGTTGCCGTCATTGTCCAAAATCCGACCAGTAATAACGGGCCCGTCCAGCTTTTCGTAGACCCACAATACCCTCTCATCAGAGTTGGTGGGTAATGCCTGAATAAAAGTATGACTTGGGAAGCGTTTATCAGGACATGGATCACCAACTTCGGGGGCCCTGTAATTATCAACCCTTGGATCTTTTTTGATGTGAATTACTGGAAAATCCCGATTGCCGTAGCGGTATTCAGCAACAAATGGTTTTCCTAAAGGGGGATATTCAGTGGCCATGGATTGCGGGTGAACCTACTCTAAAAAACCGATCCTTGCAAGGCCATTTTCCCTTTGCAAGATTGAACGAATGTGGTAGGTTCGGGGTCTGAGGGTATGTTGTCCCTCGTTATCATGTGTGTGAGTTTGTCGGGGGTGGGTTAGTGGTTTTTCCCGCCCCCGACATTTTATTGAAAATACTTTGAACGTTTGACAAAGCCGAGTGTCGGATATAGAGAATACCAAAACCATATGTCATTCCAAAAACCCAATCAGCAACAGCACAAAAAAGACCCAATCCTTAACCACGGTGATCTGGTTAGAAACGGAGTAAAACTCGTCACCATCAAAACGGTGCCGAAGGTAATTACCCGCAAGTCCGACCAGAAAAGATTCCACATGGTTACCATTGAGGTCAATGGGGCAGACCATACCTACTTTATTCCGAACAAGGAAATTGAAGACGCCCTTAAGGAACACGTTGGAAAAAGCGTAGTTCTTATTGCTTCGGGCAACGACAAACAAGGAACCGCCACCATGGAGATCCAAGCTGCCATGGTCAAGGGTTCGGCGTTGACTCAACCAGTTATTGATGTTGCGGCGTCCAAGCCCGCTCAATGGCAGACCGTGAATACCTCGCAACCGCCCCAGAAGCCCGCAGGAGAGGCCATCAAGAACCCCGAACCCAAAGACCGCGAAGTCAAAGTCTTCCTCTGTCAGGCGGCAAACCTGATGAGGTTGTGTGTCAAGAAGGCCAATGACATTGCTGTCGAGCTAGACCTTCCGAATGAGCATCGTCAGGGCATAGCCACGAGCCTTTTCATCCAAGCAGACCGCTCTGGCCACACCTTCAAGATGCCAATCCAGCCCTACACTCCCCAAGATTTGGGCTATGGGGCAAGCAAGGGGGAGTCCCTTAAAACCCCGCAACCAGAGGAGGCCAATGACTAGCTATGGAAAGGGCATTGAAATTCTGCCGCATGATCCGCTCACATTTCTTGTCCAGTCACGAACCAACCGAGAAGACTACTACCTCGTTGACCTCACCGAAGACCCAGTTACCTGCACTTGTCCAAGCTATCAATTCCGCAAGGAGTGCTTCCACATCCGATACATCTGTAAACTCTTGGGCGTCAAAACGCCGAAGTCAAACAACAACCAACAACTAGAAAAAGCAGCATAATGAAAAACGGTAAAAAGAAAGTCGCCAAAGTCATGAAAGAATACGGCAAGGGCAAACTTAAAAGTAGCTCTGGCCAGAAGGTCAAGAACCCCAAACAAGCCATCGCAATCGCTCTTAGCGAAGCTGGCATGAGCAAAAAGAAAAAGGGCAAGTAATCCTTTGGCGGGGTGCGCTACTGTTCGCAAGGACGTAGTTGCGCTTAAAATGGAGTTGCTCCGTGCCCCGCTACTTTTTTGAACGCCAAAACAAAACCACAGCCTAAACCACAATGACCGATCAAATCATGGAGATTCTCCGCGTCTTAGCAGAAAAGTTTGGAACCACAACTGAGTTCCTGTGGGGCATTATGGTAAGGCAAGCATATGTGGTTGGCATTAGTCAGATTCTCGCATTTGTAATGGCTGGGCTTTTTGTGTTTGCTTGGAACCGCTATGTGTGGAGCATTCGCCTGCCTGAAGATCCACAAGAGGATCGCGGCGGTGACAAAACTTTTGGAATTATGATGGTTCGATTATTTGGGGTTGTTGGTGCCTGCATGTGGGCCATGATGTTTTTGTGCGGGCTGACCGAGATCACAACGGCGCTCGTTAACCCCGAATACTGGGCAATCAAACAAGTTGGGCAACTATTTACAAAATGAACATCACAAACAAATTCAACCTGCCCCAGCCTTTTGTGGACTTGGTCAGCGAGGACACTTACAGTAAGGGCGAGTCCGACATCACCACTACAGGGTTGGCTCAACCTCCCAAGATCTCCGAACTGTGGAAACGCCATGGCAACGAGATTACTATGGACTGTTCCGAGAAGGTGTGGACGATGCTGGGGACGGCCAACCACTATGTTCTGGAGCAAATAGCGAAGCGCAATCCGCAACGCTATGTTTGCGAGCAACGTTTTTATATCGATGTAGACGGCGTCAAGCTAGGTGGACAGATCGACCTCTATGACCGCGAGACCGAAACACTATGGGACTACAAGGTATCCAGCGTGTACAAGGCTATGAGCGATGATCGGCTTGAGTGGATAAAGCAAGCCAACGTCAACAAGCTTCTGTGCGAACACAACGGAATCCACCCCAAGAAACTAGCCATCCTGCTTGTGTGTAAGGACTGGAAGCGCAAGGACTCCGAATTCAAGGCCGACTATCCCAAGTGCGCCATCCAAGAAATCCCGCTACAGATCTGGCATGAGGCCGAGACAATGGCATACATCCGCTCCCGTATCGCCTTGCACAACGCTGCAAAGCTGGTAGAAAAAGAGGATGACATCCCCGTCTGCACCGAGGAAGAACGCTGGAGCAAACCTACAACATGGGCAGTCCTCAAAGAAAAAGGAGCGAAACGTGCCGTTGCTAATGGCTTATATCAATCAGAACATGAGGCTCTTGCACACGCCAAAAGAATCGGTGGTGCCGTCGAGAGAAGGGACGGGGAGGATACGCGTTGCCTCCACTTCTGTCAGGTTAAAAATTGGTGCCATTACGGAAGAAGTTTGAAGTCAAATGGTAACGCATAAACATCATTTTGGAGACATCAGGCATTCTGATGGAAAAATATTTGTAAGTTATAGCAATAGAAAAAGAAAAGACGGAACGCCCTTTGTATATGAGATATGGCTTACGCCAGAATCTTTTGAGAAAAGACGCCATAGAGGGCGAGTTTATAACAACAGACCAGACATAAAAAATAAAAGACAGTCTATTTTTAAAGAAAGATGCAAAGATCCACAGTATGCGGCCCTTCACCGCAAAATCAAAAAGAACTGGCGCAACAAACCAGAAACAAAAATAAAAGTTGATGAATGGAGAAGGGAGTATTTAAGCAGGTCAGACGTTCAAGATCGCATCAAAAAAAGAATGTTCAAATACAATCGCGAGCCGTCCGTAAAAGAAAGACTTAACAAAAGAAGGAAACATCGCAGAGACACAGATCCACAATATGCCCTTAAAGAAAGGGTGCGATCTAGAATAAGAATAGCCTTAAAAAGTGCCCGAACTAGCAAATCCCAGAAAACAATTGATTTAATAGGGTGTTCTTATTCTTTTCTTAAAGAGCATTTGGAGAATCAATTCAGGGACGGAATGGCTTGGGATCGGCCATACAGCTTCCACATTGATCATGTCCGCCCAATATCATCTTTTGATTTAAATGACTCAGATCAGTTAAAAGCCGCTTGCCATTGGACTAATCTTCAGCCACTTTATCCCGAAGAAAACCTTCGCAAGGGAACCAAAATTCTAACAACCAAATAAAACTATGAGCATCGAATACAGAGGAGAAAAATTTAGTGGCTACAATAAGCCGAAGCGCACATCTGGCGGGCCTAAGAAGTTTGCGGTCTTGGCCAAGCAGGGCGACGAAGTAAAACTCGTCAGATTTGGTGATCCTAATATGTCAATTAAGAAGGATCAGCCAGCCCGAAAGAAAAGTTATTGCGCTCGTTCTGGAGGGATCAAGGGAACAGGAAACAAACTCTCTGCCAACTACTGGTCGAGGAAAAAGTGGGATTGCTAATCCATGAAAAAGAAATCTAAATCAACGGTCAATGCCGCTGGCAACTATACCAAGCCAGCAATGCGTAAGCGCCTCTACCAAAAGATCAAAGCTGGTACTAAAGGTGGAGACAAGGGCGAGTGGAGTGGGAGAAAAGCCCAGCTATTGGCTAGAGAATACAAGGCCAATGGCGGCAGCTATAAAAACTAATAATATGAAGAAGTCACAGGAATCACTCAAGAAATGGACAGAGCAGAAGTGGCGCACTTCGGACAATTCTCCGTCCAAGGGGAAGAAGCGTTACCTTCCTGATGCTGCGTGGAGCGCGTTGTCTCCAGCCGAGAAGGCCGCGACCAATCGCGCCAAAGCCAAGGGCAACAAAGCTGGAAAGCAATTTGTCAAACAGCCCAAGAAGATCGCGAATAAAACCTCAAAGTATCGCTAACCATGAATCCGCATCCAGATGATCAAATTTTCAAAGTCAAGGACTTCATCAACGAACTGTCCAAGGTTCAAGATGTTTATTTTTCGGGCTTGTCCGAACACCTGAAGCTGGACAAGCAAGTCGAAGACTACCTTTTTGATTACGTCTACAACGAGACAGAGCCCGTTACTTTCGGGGAGTATCTGGATAAGCTTGGGCGTGGCGAACTCTGGGAAGGTCTGTGAGGATTAACATCTTCACGATTGTCCTTGATGGGGCTCCATGGATCGGGGCTCAGTTTGCCGAGCTTACCAGATTGCGCCATGACTGGCATTGGTCGATAGTAGAGGGGGCCTCCATGGCTGTTAAGGATACGGCGTGGATGGGCAATCAACAGGGTAGGGTTAGCCATGATGGAACCAATCAATTGCTTTCGGCCTTGGCCCCCCATCCAAGAATCACCGTAAATAGCAAACCAGAGTGGGGTGGAAAGACCGAGATGATTAATGCTGCCCTAACCGCCTTCAAGAAAGATGGAATCCTCCTCCAGATGGACAGTGATGAAATCTGGACGGCTGATCAGTTGCGGCGATTAAACTCAATATTCTCCGCAAATCCCGAATACAACACTGTTAAGGTCAAGATGGACTACATGCTTGGCCCCAATGTAATTTCAACCTCATCTAATGGCTATGGAAACAGAAGCAATGAGTGGGTTCGGGCTTGGCGCTATAGCGCGGGTCTCTGGATGGAGTGCCACGAACCACCCGTATTCAACGGCAATAGAGGGAAAGTTTGCGAACGAGACGAATCGGAATCCATCCTTGGCCCAATCCTCCACATGGCATGGGTCACCCCACAGCAAGTGGCGTATAAGCAACGTATATACAGGGGTGGATACGAGGGGGCGTGTGAGCAGTGGGAGGCCCTGCAAGCAAACACCGAGTGGCCCGTCAAAGATCTGAAGACGTTCCTGCCTTGGGTTGGAAATGGCGGTTCGGCGGATCTTCTATTTAAAGATTAATTATTGATTGACAGTCCAATGGTTATGATTTAACCTTGGGAATATTATTCAATCCCGACAATCAATATCACAAGGGCGATATGCGCCAATCCGATGGCAAACTGTTTTGGGCATACCAAAGAAAAAAATGGCCAGATGGAAGAAAAACCGTTTATGAATATTGGGTAACCCCAGAAAGATTCAAAAGTTTAGACAAGAATCAAGAAAACCACAGAATCAAGCCAGAGAATAGGGCCAAACAAAATAAATATTATTCAGGGTGGGCCAAGAAGCACAAAGAAAGAATCGCCAAAGTTAAAGCCGCATACAAGCAAAGGCCCGAAATCAAAGAGAGAAACAGAAAATATCACGCTGAATATCGCAAAAATCCAGCCAACAAGGAAAAATTTGCATACTGGAGAAGCAGGCACAAAAGAGATCCAGAAGCAGCGGCAAAAAAGAAAGCGTACCTTGCTCAATATTATGCGAATCCAGAAGTAAAAAAAAGAATATCAGAACGCCGAAGAAGAAATGAAAATCTTAAACGGTTAAATGATCCAGCTTTTTTGCTAAAGAAAAGAACGCGGTGTAGAATCTATAAGGCTCTCCACAGAAAAAACATTTCAAAATCAACCAGAACGGTTGATCTTGTTGGTTGCTCTTATGCTTTTCTTAAAGAGCATATAGAAAAACAATTTCGCGATGGAATGGCTTGGGATAAGTTGGGAAGCTTTCACATTGACCATATTCGTCCACTTTCTTCTTTTGACCTAACTGATCCAGAGCAATTGAGGACGGCATTTCACTGGACAAATTTACAGCCATTGACACCAGAAGAAAACATGGAAAAAAGAGATCGATTGGATTGGCGCTGCCATAAAAATATTGCCTTTGACTCTACGCGGTCTGGGTGCTAGTATCCAATGCAATTATGTCTAGCCTTTCGTTGCAGATGGCGATTGAACGCCTACCTGCCTCAGTCCGACCCCAGCCCGACCCTCCCGACTTAGAGGGATTCAATCAGATTGAGGAGCTAAAAAACAATATCAATCGCGTTCTGGAACGCTTTTTCGCGGAGGGCAAGTTCGTTGGCACTATCCAACAGGCAACAATCACGGCCTACGAGGACGCCAACGACAACAAGTTCATTACTCTCCCCCGCCATCTGGAGACCTGTTTGAGGGGCGGTAAGGCAGGCTACAAAACCTCCGCAGTCCAGAGCGAGTGGTATCAATATCTTCCCCAAGGACGCGGAATCCGCAAGTCAGACCAACCCTACTACGGCCCATTGCAGGATATCGGGGAAGGCTATGTTACATTCAGGGATATTGAGACCGCCTCAACCCTGACCCTTAGTAGCAGCGAAACAGAGTGTGCTGGAAGCTACATCTGGATTCGCGGCAAGGACAACAATGGGAATAAAATCTTTTCTGATGTGGATGGAGACAGGGTGGAGGGCATTCGCCTCGACCTTGGAGCGTCAACCTCCCCCCAAACCACAGCCCAGACATTTGCAGAGATCTATTCTGTCGAGAAAACCCCTACCACGGGCATTATTACCCTTGCGGCTGGGGCCATAACCTTGGCCAAATACGAGGCTGGGGAGCGGGCGATAAGCTATCGTCGCTATATCGTGGATAAGAACTGGGACGCCGTTCAGGGCGTCTTCAAGCGCCGTCATTGCTGGGCCATCTCCGACAATGATCCCCTCTACCCTGACTCTTTAGAGGCCATCAAGCTTGGCCTCATGGCAATCAATGCCGAAGAGAAGGCTGATGTCGAACGCGGCCAATACTACATGGATCGTGCGATTCTCCTTCTCAACGCCGAACTAAAAGAGTATAACTCAGGCCAAGAAGGGGTTATGCAAATTGCCCCTTGGCTTTCGCGCCGACTTATTAACATGACTTAATTTTATGACTGAAGAAGAACGCAGGAGAATGGCCTCTAGTGCCGTTCCTAAATTTCCAGAAGGACAGATGGCATCTGTTCGCGATTGGTCTCAAAATCCCGCAGTTGCGGCAGCAATGAAGACTGGAAATATTTCTGAAATTGAAAAAGCCACAGCAGCAGCAAGAGATGCGTTTCGTGCTGGGGGTACATGGGCGGAGAGGGCAAGGCAGGTTCCGCTGAATCCAATTCCTGCGTTACAACAAAAATCAGAAGAGGATCGCCAAATGGCATTGGCTAGGGCGTCAGAAGCTGGATTTCTGATTGGTCAACGACTTCAAGATCAGTCAACACAAAGAGGGTACGCTTTCAGACAAGGGCTTGCCGAGACTGAGGCACAGCGGGCCCTTAATCCAGCGTTTGGAACGACTGTTACGCGGGGAGGGGCAATGCGCGGGGCACAAGCTTTGGCCGAGGCGGAGCGTTGGAAGCAGGCGCAAGCTGGAAGAGCCCCCATGAGTCGGGAGCCCCTTGTTTTTGGTGGAATGGGCGGGCCACAACCCCAACAAAGCATGGCAACACCAGCGAGAACCGCTCCAACCGCAAATTTTGCTCCAGTAATTCCACAAAGATCATTGGGCTTGACGGCGGAAAGCCCACTTGCATTTACACCATTTGGGAGAACCATTGGAGATGCTCCGTTTAGAACTCCCGAAATTCCTCCAGCCGTCAGATCTCCGCTTCCAGAAAATATTGCATCATCAATTAGATCTCCTTTTGGTATTCCGAGATTTCCCTATTTGAGGGCTTGATTAATGGCTGAAGAAAATACAAATACTCTCCCTTCTGGAATTGCTGGAGCAATGCAGGGTATGCAATTTGTTCGCGGGTCTATGGGACGATACGAACCCGTTGCTGCAACCAAACCCACCATGGCACCAATGGAGTTGCCAGAAGAATGGGGTGGACGCCCCACAGGAACTTCTCGCAGGGCTATTCGTATGCAGGCTGAATGGGACAAGCAAAGAGGCCAGCAACTTGAAGAGCAACGGGCCATGCAGCAGATGGACATTGAGCAAAGAAGGTTTGCCTTAAGCGAGAGAAACCAAGTACTCCAAGAAAGACAAGAGGCTCGACTTCAAGCAGCGGAAGCCAAGCGCCAAGACGAGGATCTCAAAATCAGCGAGCAAGCAGACTTTGCCCTGAATGAGGTGTTGGGTGGATTTGATCCTACAGGCAATCCTGTTTCGGGGTTGGACCCTGATGCCCCTGATTATATGCAGCGCCGTAACGACATCATCAAACGCTACCCGAAAGCATTGAAGGACGATGCGTTTAAGACCGCCATTGCCACAACCGACAAATCCTTTTTCGATACAGTGAATTTCAGCCAGCAGTTGAAGGCACAGGAGGAAAGCTCTGGAAGAATTATTGAAAGACAAGTTGCCGCAGAAGAAAGGGCCGCAGAAAGACAGGTGGGAATCAGGGAAGAGGAAAGGGTTGCACAAGAGGAACGCGGAATCGTCTCTCAAGAGCGCGAGATTGATAAACAGATTCGCGCACAGCGTCAGGTTTTGGCTGGTCTTCAGGGGCAAAAACCAACCAGAACCCTTGAAAGGGCGTCAACTGAGGCCCGCAATAAGCTTTTGGATCTTCGCATTGAGCGTTCGGCGCTGCGTGGCCTTGTTTTTGAAACAGAAGAAGAGGCTAACGCGGCCAATCCGCCTAGCGGTTCTACTATTTACATTGGAAGAAAACCCTTTAAAGTTCCTTAATGGCATTTACACCCATAGATGAAGAGGAAATCATCGATGAGCCTGTGGCCGAAGAGGCAAAACCTAGGTTCATTCCTATAGAGGACGATGAGTTTTTCGGCATTGGTGGGGAAGAGGAGGCTCCCGAACCTGTAATTGCACAAGAAACCACCGAGCCCGTTGAGGCTCCCAAGTCACGCTTCACTCCCATATCCGAAGAAGAGTTTTTTGGATTGCCAGAGCCCACTGAACCCATTCCTGTAACTGGAGAAGAGGGGTTCTTGCGTCAGGCTGCTGATGTTCCGCTCAAGATTGGTGAGAGTATCAATACCAGTCTTCGGGCTCTGACTGATCTATTTGGTGCGGATAATGCCATCTCCCAAAATCTCACCCAGAATGCGGATTGGTATCGCTCCCTTCTTTCGGCGCAAGCCATTGAAGACGAGCAGGAGATTGGGCGCATTCTGCAAGAGGCTGAAAACGAAGGAGTCTTGGATCAGCTTGGCGCTGGTCTTGAAGCATTCTCTGTAGCCCCCGTAGATTTTGTTGCTTCGGGAGTTGGATCTCTCGCCACGTTTGTGGCTACTGGTGTTGCGGGTAGAGCGGCGGCGTTAGCTGGCGCGGCCCGTGCAGGCTTGACTGGTGCAAAAGCTGCACAGTTTGTTCAGCGCGGCGTTCAGGCTACTCAACTTGCCACTGGCGCTGGAATGGGTGCTGGTATTGTTAAGGGCGAGATCTACCAATCGGTCAAAGATGAGATGTTGGCACAGGGTAAAACCGAAGAAGAGGCCCGTCAGATTGCCACGGAAGCCCAATCCTATGGCGGAAAGAATCTGGATCAGATTTTAATTGGCGCGGGGCTTGGAACTATTGACGCATTTACTGGTGCTGAAAAGATTATTAGCAAGGTGCTGACCAAGGGCGGTCTTGCCCCGAATGTCAGTCGCGTTGGCAACATCCTTAAGAATGGTATTTCTGAAGGCGCTCCAGAATTTATTCAGGCGGCACAAGAAAAGTTTGCTTCTAATTTGGCATTGCAGCGCGAGGGAGTTAATGTCTCGCTTACTCAGGGGGTTTTCTCTCAGGGCGCACTTGAGGGTCTTGTTGGTGTTGGGCTTGGTGCTGGCGCTGGTGCCATCGAACCGCGAACACAACCAGCAACAAAAGAAGAATCATTGGCGGCGGCGTCCGAAACTCAGGATGTGGCAAGGCAGAACAAAGATGTGGCTCCAGAAACTGCCGCACTTGTCGAGGGACAGGCTGAAAGTGTTATTCAGGAACAAGCCGAAACCCCTGAACAGCGAGTGGTTCGCCTCCAAAAAGAAGCTGCCGCAGCAGCAGGAATAGAATTAGAAGAAGAAGTTCCTGTTTCGGGGTTACCCCCTCAACCCGTCACCACCACAGCAGAAGCCCCCATAACACCCGCTGTAGCCCCTGTAGAGCCAGTAGTCGAGCCAGTAGTAGCAGAGCCGCAGCCATCCGCAGAAGTCGCGCCAGCAGACCAGCCATCGCCAAATCTTGCGCCCCGCGCCGAAGCAGCAGTGGAGGCACGGCCAGTCCGCCAAGAGGGCGAACCTATTGGAGACTTTCGCAATCGGAAAGATGCATGGGATGAACAATATGGCACAGATCGTCGCGGCGGGCGAACCCACAATGATGACGGAACTCCGTATCAGCCAACTGTTTTTGACGAAACAATATCACAGGTAAATGCGTCTGGTGTCATTGGCACAGATGAGGATGCGATGTCTGCCGCTATTGGAACAAGATCCGAACTGGAGGCTGGCAATGCCGTCAAGGATCTTGTGAATGCTGGATGGGTGTGGGATGCGGCACAAAACCGCATGGTCAACCCACAAAATCCCGAACAAAGACCCAGCGATGGACTCGTAGAAGCTAGGCAGGCACCAGCCCCTGTAACGCTAACTGCCCCCGCAGTGGCTCCTCCCGCCGAGGTGGAGCCAGAAGAAGGTGGCGAGCCTATCACGGTGTATCGCGGCGAACTCCCAGCCATAGAAGGCGGAAGACAACTCGCAGACATCCAAGATATAGGGTCTATCATGGGAATACAGGATAGCCGAGTCCTTGCTCCATTTACCTACTACAGCACAAGCGAGCAGGACGCCAGAGGGTATCTGGAGCGAGACGCCCGAATGCTCAAGGAATACCAAGACCGATTCGGTGAAGAAGAGGGTCTCAAAACATTCAGAACCCTTCACGGCTTTGATCCAAGGACTGAAGGACAAGTAATATCCAAGGTGATCCGCCCGAAGAAGACATTCGACATGACAGAGATGGGTGTGATGGCCGACCAGTTCAAGATGGTCGAGCTTATCTCCAAAGAGATGGGGTATCCGCTGCCAGAAAACTGGAAATGGAAAGATGTTCGCCCAGAAGTAAACAAGGAACTAGACGATTACGGATTTTTAATTGTCGGCGGGGATGGGGAGGGTGGTGCTGATCCCGCTTGGCAATACTTCAGGAATAGCACTAGCGTTGTTGGCGCGGATCTTGTAGCTCGCGGTATAAACAAACAGAGAAAAGATGATGTTCGCGGATCTCTCTTCGCCCAATGGCTAAAGAGTCGCGGCTATGATTCGGTGGCAATGATGCACGATACCGAAGCTGGCCCCGTTAAACACATCTTGGTCATCAACGAAGATGCGGCAAAATCTCAAGAAGGAATTGTGCAACAAGTTGAAAAAAGGCCCGAACCTACTACCGTGGCCCCGACCCCGAATCTTGAACCTCTACGCCGAGTAGCAAGAGCAGAACAAGCCCCAGAAGATGTTCCTTCCTTGGTGGATGCGGGGTTGGTCGAGGTGTATAAAGATCAACCAGTGCTTACGGAGACAGGGATTGCCCAGTTGCCCGAAGCAGAACGCCCAAGGCTGACGCCCGAAGCCCGAAAGATCCAAATCGACACAGGATCAAACGAAGTAGTAGCCGAAGCCATCGCGAAGGGCCTTCGTATCGGGGTGGATCAGGTTGGAACAGGTGTGCGTATGCCCGCAGGCTGGACTCTGGTAGAGGATATCTATGTTCCGCCCGCACCGCAGGAAGTAGCACCCGAAGCTACAACATTTGCAAAAGGTGAAATGGTTCGCGTCACTAATAGGGTTCCCACTTATGAGGGTGGTCGAGTTGTTGGCGGAAGAGATGAGTTAGTTGCGGGATCGGTCACTCGCATAATGCCAGATGGCAAAGTTGAAGTAAGGCTACAGCGCGGGGGATACCAAACGCTTGCACCGAATGAAGTTCAGAAAATAGAAAGGCCCGCCCCCGAAGTAAGAGAATCCCGCAGGGAAGACGTAAGACTTAACCCGTTGGGATATGATATCTCCACAGTAGTCGAAGACATCAAAGCTGGTCGCACTGATGGGCCATTAAAGGCTGTTAACAATGTGGTCAAAGAGGCTACGGCGCTTCGGGATCGGGTCAAGGCCGAGGCCGAAAGAAGGCAGCGCCCCCGCGCCAGAGGCAAAGCCGCCATCCTAGAGCGCATCGCACGGGAGCGTAGTGGTGGCAAGCTTTCAGAAGAAACTGCGCGAGCCCTCACTGACTTCGTCAACTCCATCCGCGAGGAAGCCATTGGAGACACAGCTATCTCAATCAAGGGTGGGGGCGGCGTGAGCAACTTTGATTTTGGCCAAAGTCTGGTTAGCTTCTTCCTGACTCAAGACCAGCCCAAGGTCGGGGCAAGGGTTGGTGTCCATGAGTTCTGGCACGGTCTTTCCCGCTTCTTGCCGAAGGCCGAACTGGAAAGCATGAGCAAGGACTACACGAGGGAACTTACGAAATACATCGATAACAACCCTTGGTTTCTTGCTTTTGTTGGACGCTATAGCCTCACCCCAGAACAATACGAGGCATACAAGATCTTCAATCCTGAAGAAGCAGAAACCAAATTGGTTCCCGTTCAAGATTCTGAAGGAAACGTTGTCAAATACCAAATCAGATATGATGCGGAGAACTATCGATACATCATGTTGGACGAGTGGATTGCCGAGAAGATGACCGATCTGGTCGAAAGCCGTCAGGCTGTGCCCAACACATTCATGGGCAAGTTGGCCAAGATCATTAAGGAATTTATGGCTCAGATCCAAGCCAAGCTTGGGCGAGATTCCTACCAATCTTTCTACAATCTAGTTACCGATCCCAATCAAAAGATTGATCTTCAACGCATGGGCAGTGTTGCCCGACCATTCCAGATTTACCAACCGCAGGACTACAACTACGCCGAAGATGTTTCGGATCAGATTAGGTATGCGATGCGGCAGAGGGAGGATATTAATCGCGAATACACCCCGAATACAGATGAGGAGCGCAAGGCTTTCGACAAGGCATCAACCAATAAAATTCTGGCGCGAAGCCCGCAACTCGCAGTAGCCGCAGTAAGGCTAAAGAACGGGCAGATCACCGCTGGAGACTATGCCGACTTGGTGGATGCCATCGATCCGTTTACGGCCAAGGGCGCAGATCCTATTCCAACTGATGACAAAATTAAACAATACATCCAGAGTGACAAAGTTGGCAGGGTGGGATTCCTTGATGAAAAAGGAAATCCCCGTCTTCAGGAAGGTTCTGAATATGAATTCAGAATAGATATTAATACATATAATAGGTCAACAACGGCTGGTGATACTGTATACAACATTACCGCCCATGAATCGGTTCCAGAAACGAGCAAGCGTGTTGGCGAGGCGTATGCATATGTCGGTGTAGCTAAAGTTACAAATCCAACATTTATGACCAGAGCGATTTCTGGCAAGGGTTCTGCTGCTGAGATCGCCGCTGGTGCTGGCAAGTTCCCGCTGGCTACAGTCAAAGGTAACTACGAACCAATCACCGAACTTCCCACAGACATCAACGATCCCAATGTCTGGACTGAAGTTGGTTACAATCCGATCCGTTCTAGCTACTTTGTGGATGTCCGCAGCAAGGATGCCGTGGTTGGCGGAACCGAAGCAATCATGGTTGGCTCTCGCGTTTTTGTTAAGAACGCCAAGCTAGAAGCAAGGCCGACAGGCATCACCTACGGCAAGGCATACAATCCCTTGGGTCTTGAGCCCGAACCCAAACCCTCATTCGTTATCGACAGCCCCGAAGCAAAGACTCTCTCTAATCTTAAGGCATCTATGGCCAAGGTGGATGCGGCGTCCGAAGCCAAAGGAGGAAAGCCCACAACCCAAAAGGTGAGCGAGATCGCAGCAAACTGGATGGAGCAAGGTGGAGACGAACGCGCATTACAGGATGCCATTACGGAGAATACCAATCTCAGTCCAGTTAATGCAGCGAAGGTGGCTAATGCCATTGCCAAGCAATACGATATCCAGCAGTCCATCGCTACAGCATTCATTGAAACCCAAACGGGATTGTCTGTCGAAGCCCTACCTGAAGGGGTGACTCTACCCAAGGAGGTTGACCCTGATCGTCCGAAGCCCGTCATGTCTCGCCTCTTTGATGTGTTCATGGGGGTTCGGGTTCCCCCTGTCAAGATTCAGGTCAATGAAAAGGCCGCGCTTAAAGACCAGATCCGACTCAAGGCCGCAGCCAACCGAGCAGCTAAAGCAGAGCAGAAGCGCACCGCAGAAGAGGTGGTTGAGATTATCAAAGCTATGGAACTGCTTGGCCCCGTGCGCCCGAAGCAGGTTCAGGCTTTAGCCAAACGTGCGGCCCGTGTTATTTGGACGAGCGAAAAGAGTGTTGAGGCTTTCTCTGAATACGCAGCCAAAGTTGTGGAAAACGCCAACTACGATGCCGATCTCCGCGAGGCCAAGGATGCACAGAAGAGGGCCAAACAACTTTCCACCCAGAAGAAGGTGGCGATGGGTCCGCAGCGCGAGGTGCTTGAAGACGTTAGCAAGATCCCTGTCAACAAGCTGGATGATCCCCGCATGTTTGCCGAGGCTGTGAACTACTACTTGCGTGGATTCAAGGCTGTCCTGTCACCTGATTATGTGGTTATCCCTGATGCCGAGATGGAGAGCTATCTTTCGGGAGCCCAGTCCGAGACCCAAAGGAACCAGCGGGATCTTGACCGCGAGGCCAATGAGCGTCTGGCCAAAAAATACGGAATAGAACCAGACCAAGTTGATCAAATGATGGAGTCAATTGACATCATCAAACAAATCGAAGCCCAAGAAAACAGAGATGCACTGGAGAACCTATTGACCGAGAAGGCTGTCGAGACTCAGCAGGGATTGCGTGGTTACGATACAGACAACCTGCGAGCAGATCAGCGTTCGATTGTTTCTTCCATGCTGAAGGTTGATCCCAAGGCGCTTGACCCCGAAGAGCGCCAGCGTTTCATTCGCATCACAAACAATATCATTTACAACAACCAGACCAATGGAGCGGAATACTTTGTCGCTGTTGCCAAGGGTCAGCAGAGTGCCCGCGAGGCAGCGCAAGATCCCACCATGGTGGCCAAGAATCGCGCTTGGATTAACCTTCTCCCACGCTTCATCTCCGAGAGGATGCAACGTGGGTGGGCTCTTGAGTTGCAATCTATTGCTGACACATTCCGCAATGCGTTTGGCAAGGGAGCAATGGCAAAGATGTACGATGCCATGGGTATGCTTGACCTCAACCTTGGATTCACCAAGGCGAACAATACGATTGATGAGATCCAAGAGAAGATCGCGGAGTTCCATCGCAACCTTGAAAAGAAATACAAGGCAGCAGCCCGAAACCAAGATGGTCTCTTGGCCGAGGGTGTGGTTGGATTCCTGATTCAGTCCGTTCCCAAGAAGGACGAGGTCACCTCCATCAATCAACGCCGAGACCTGATCCGTCAGGATATAGCCAATCGCAGAAGGTCAACCACAGAACCAGATCGTGTTGCCATGGCGGATCGCATTGAAACTATTCTAAATCAAATTGATGGGGACAGTGTTGAGGCAATCCTCAACAACATGAAGCGCGAGTTTCGCCCGAACTATGAATCCCTGATCTGGTATAAGGATACCCTGCTTCCGCAATACAAGGATTTCCTGAAGAGCTTTGACGAGAACTTCAATGACCAAGCCAACAACTACGAGAATCCAAACTATCTTACAATTGGATTTACCTCTGCTGGCCCGTCACTCGCCATCACCCCCGAAGAGCAGAGCCTGTTCTATGACCAAGTGAGCCTGCGCCCGAAGCAGTCTGCTTACACCATCAAGCGTGTTGACTACACGGAGATTCCCAAGGATCGCACCACCAAGAGACCAAAGGAAATTGAATTCAATCTTCGTCGCAACGTGTTCAATGGTCTCTCCGACCAGATCAACAAGGCTTATACGTCCAGTGGATGGCAGCGCATTGCTTCCTTTATGAAGACCCCAGAAGCCGAGGTTGTCTTTGGTGGTGCAGCCAACAAGGATTTCTTTATTGAACGCCTCAATCGTTTGCGGCTTTCCCGTATGCGCCGTGGATCGATGGGGAGTGGCGGGGCTATTGAGAAGGCTGTGGATTCACTCAGTGTTATTTCGCGCAAACTTGGCACTGGTATTGCCCTTGGCGGTATCTACCAGTGGATCAAACAGCCACCCGACCAGCTTATCACAGCATGGGGAAGTGGTGGCCGAGGAGATCTTCTTGCTAAGAACATTGCACCCAAGACGCAAAAACTGGCAAGAACCCTCCTTAATAAATTTTCCATTGGTCGCCGTGGCGATGCCTCTGCTGGTTACAAATACATCAACCAGATGGAAGGCCATCAGAACCGCCTTGAGCGTTACTTTAGTGAGAGCAAGTGGGATCAGGCCAAGGAGCAGGCTGGAAAGATTGCCGATGTATGGATGATTGCCCTCAAGTCCTCCGACTTCTTGGCAGCTTCCGCAGCATGGATGACCTACTACGAGGGTGAACTAAACAAGCAGGACATCAAGATTGATGACTGGTCTAAGGAAGCGGATCTAATTGAATCCGATCCAGCAAGGCGTCAGGCGGCGGCGTTTGCCGAGCAGATGACCGACATCTATCAGGGTTCAAGCGACCCGACCTCCATGGCTACGTTTGCCCAAAGCGGAAAGACTGGTTGGGAGAATCTGGTCAAAGCAATCTTTGTTCCATTCAATTCCTTTGCCATCCAGCAACGCATGAGGCTCTACTCCGATGCGCGTGATGCCATCAGTGGGAGCAAGAGTGGGGTAGGCGGGCTTTCTGGAACAATCGGTGGTCTTATTCTTTTCCACACAACCAAGCGATACGTCATCCCTGCTATATCTGGTGCTGGTATTGGTGTTCTCTACGGCCTCATGGGTGTGGATATGGAGGAGCCCGATGAAGAGAAACAGAAGGAAGAAGCAAACAAGAATTGGAGACAGTTTCTCGCGGACATTACTGGCAACTTGCTGGTTGGCGGCACACCGCAGATCGTGGAATCTAAGTTTATTGATGCCATGAATCGCGCCTCGTATCTGGTTTCCCTCCAGCTTGAGAATGACTCCATCCTAAATGAAGAGGGCGAGGTCATGTCCTATGACCAGTATTCTAAAGAGCGTTCCCCGTTCTACCGCTACCAGTCTTTCGACAATGCCATGAGTTTGGGGATGCTGGAGATTGGTTTGGGCCAAGCCGAGCAGGTTGCCTTGCAGACCAAGATGCTGGCAACCCCTGAAGAGATGGAGATGTATACGCCTGAAGAGCAGCGCCTTCTCTACTTCTCCGCCCTCTCCGAGTGGCTTTACATGATGCGTCTGAACGATGCTGACTTTGCCCGACTCGTTGGCAAGGCTCGCCGCGACATGATGAGCGCGGCCAAAGACCGCGAGAAAGAAATAAAACGAATCCGCAGCGGACGCTAGTTCGCTATTCGCGAATAGCGAATTTATCCCGCAGGAACTTAATCGTTTCCCCCTTCTTGTCCCGATGGATCAAGCAGGTGTTGTGGGTAACAGTCCAGTCGAACAGAAGTTTATTCCAAGTGGGAAGATTTGGGGTAGCGATAGATGGTCTGCCGTTGGGCCTTGTAAAGAACACATTTGCCATCAGATGGTTGCAGGGGTGGGTGAACCAGATGACATCAGGGGCTATGGCACAATCAAAAGCGGGTTGGATAATAGCCGACCCCGCAAAGAACTGAGGACACCAAGCCATAACATCCGATGGGTAGACCGCCCCTCCATTGAGGATATCATAAGCCTCCACCCATGCCCCCATAAATGGCCGAGAAGCCTCGCTGTACTCGTTTTCTAGCGCCTGAAGCCAGTCTGGCCTAGCTGGGATCATGTCGGTCTCCCAGAGCAGCCATGGCTTGCCAGTCCCCTTCATCAACTTGCAGGTTTCGGCAAACACATGGTTGTTGCAGGCGGGCCAAGGCGAGCCACAGGGTTTGATTCGATGTAGGACAACCGAGCCCCAAGAGGACTCCGCAATCTCAATCAGACTATCGCACATGAATCCCTCGTCTGTGACCAGATGGAGTTCGTTGGGTTGGTGGGCCAAATCCCGACTCCACTTGATGACCCGAAGAGCCTGAGTGTAGTCCTTCGCGCAAAACTGGAACACCACATTGAATGGTGGGAGTTCCCACTCGTAACCCTCTGGGGGTTCAGTCCGACATACGGGGGAACCTCTCAATAAATCTGGATTCATTGTGCCATGAGGGCCTTCCACTCCGCCCTGACCGCATCCAATCCACCCCAACTCCACCCCTGACGGGCAACCAGAGGAGGTAGTTCCTGCTTAGAGGTATCGATCCAATGGAATTCTTCCGCCATAAAGCGTTCGGCGTAGGCTCCGAGGATATTAAACTCACTTAGTTTCCGTCCTTCAATCTTGGGAAACCACTCCTCCCAAGGGCCATGGCGTTCCGTAAGATAGTCCCGAACCTTGGCGTATATCCCGATGGGATATACAAGTGGCATCCGCCTCATGTATTCGTAGTCAGGATTAAACCCAATGTAGTGGGCAGTCACTCCCTGCCAGACCTTGGCTTGATCATCCAACTCGCTATATGGGGTTTTGAGCATCATGGGTTTACCATCCACCATCATACCTGAAAGTCTCCCAGTCATCATGCAATCCGAATCCATGTGGATCACATGGGTGGCCGTAGACGGGACATAGAGATCGGCGTTGAGCTTGGTATACTGCTGGTCGATATACCCGTCTGGGTTGCGGGGTTCCACATAGGTCACGGGACAGCCAACATCATTGCCGACTGGAGCCACAGCAGTGATCGGGATATCGGGCTCCCACTTACGGATAGAGGCCAAGCAATACATCAACCAATCCCGATCCCTCTCGTAGGTGCGGATCAAATAATGGGGTTTGAATTCTTTCATAAACAGAAGCTTGTAACAATGCTCAAAAACAAACTCATTGTTGATGTCCTCCTTGAGCCATTGATAGATTGCTTCATATTTCTCCTTGGGAACCGACCTCAACACCCTGTCAGATGCCAAGAAAAAGTTACAGGTTTCAGTGGTGTATCGTTCGGGGATGAGGATGTCAAACCTTTGGCAAAATTCCGCAATAGCATCAAGATTGGCAATAGTAGAACAATCCACCTTCCCATTGACCACCTCCCGTTTGTGAATCCCGTTGGGATCATCCGCCCTCCAAGTGCAGGGAAATTGGTAGAACCCGTCATTATTTTGAATCTGTTCGTAAAATCCTTCTACCGATGGTTGATGCTGCAAGAAATCATCTTGGACAAAGACAGTTGTTGGGGCCAGTTGATCGTAGTTCTCTATGATGTGGCGGATGTAAACCAACCCCTCCCTTCCTTCGTTTTTAATTGGGATATCTCTTACTCCAGAAATCGCCTTCCCTGACTTGTTGTAGACCCACAGGTCACCAGAAAGGCAGCGGAATTCAAGACTGCTGTGGTGGGAAACAACAATTCTAACTGGTTGTTTCATTTTCTCGCCACCCAAAAAACTCCCTCAATTATTTCCAGATCATTAAACACTTCTTTGACCGCTTTCTCCACCCCCAACCAATTGATATCATCACCGAACATGACGCCCCCGTCATCTAGCAGATTCCAGAAATTCAAACAGTCAGCCTTAACATCCTCGTATTCATGGGAGCCATCGATATAAATCAACTGTGCTTTCCTATCGATTGCCTTCCAAGCAATCGAAGAGGGTAGGGGCATTGGCAGGATCACATCCTGAACACCAGAATGAATTACATTTGACAAAAATTGATAGTAAACTTGAGGATATCCATGACGCAACATTAGGTCTCTTTCTGGGGTTTCCCTCAAATCCTTCCAAAATTCCAATGCACCAAGCCATGTGTCAACACAGGTAATCTTACAATCAAGACCCGTGGACTGGATGTGTTTGGCCATGGTGATTGCACTCTGTCCCTTCCAAGTCCCGACCTCAATGATGTGGTTGGGTTTTACTTGGTCAATCAGATTGCCAAACAATGATCCAGTCCCATGCCAGCCAGTAATATCGGGTGGAAGCGGATTGAAGTTTTCGTAGATGGTATTTGTTATTTTGTTCATAAGAATTTCAAACAAGATTCAAATGTGGAACCTATGGAGTCCTTGGGAGAAACAATCGGATCAACCCCGATGGGCAGAGGCCAATCTATCGCTAGTGTCTTGTCGTTCCATAGCAGGGTGTGTTCAGATAATGGATCGTAGTAATTGGTGCATTTGTAGTGGAAGATAACATTGTCACTGAGGGTTAGGAACCCATGGGCAAATCCCTCTGGGACAAACAGCATGAGTTTGTTTTGTTCCGACAACTCAAGCCCCTGCCACTCCCCGAAAGTGTCCGAAGACTCGCGCAAGTCCACGATAACGTCAAAGACGCTCCCATGCAGGACAGACACAAGTTTTCCTTGTGAGTTGGGCCTCTGGTAATGGAGTCCGCGCACCACATTCTTTTTGGAATAGCTTACATTGTCTTGGACAAACGTAAGCGGCACACCCAACCCGTCAAGGGTTCTCTGGTTCCAAGGCTCAAAGAACGCCCCCCGCTCATCCTCAAACACCCTTGGTTTGAGTAGTAGTGCGTCTTTAAGGTTGGTTGGAAGGACAATCATCAGAACCTCAACACAATCAAAGCATCATCAAACCTGTTTTTCACATTACGCAAGTCAATCAAATCACAATCACCATGGATTGATTTCAATGAGGTGTACACGCCACCCACATCAAGTATATCCTCCACGATATAAACTCCCCCACTGTTCATTCGATCCCGAAGCAAATTGAAGGTTGCTATCTGATCCGATGGGACATGAGACCCATCATCGATGACAACGTCAAAAGTTGTTTCGCCAATCTTGTCTAGCAAGTCTTGTTGTGTTGCATCAGCTTCCAGAACTGTGATGCGCGGGCTTTTGAAGTCCGATGTATCAAACACCACCTTGATATCAGCCCCGTATATGCGGGCCTCGTTCCCGAAATACTCATCCCACATTCGGAGCGAGTGGCCGAAAGCCAGACCAATTTCCAAGATCGTGCCAGACTCTCTGTATGGTTTCAGTAGTTCCTCATACACTGGAATGTATGAATGAAGGTTGCCTTTATCGGCGTGACCCACATCCCCCTCAAGCCCGTGCTTTTCGTATATCTTTTGTAGCGTCATAGATTTATTTCGTAGTTGTGTTTTGCGTGCCAGTTTGCCTTGAACTTGTAGAAGTCCAACTCTGGAAAATACTCAATCAGTCTTGGCACATTATTGTTGTATACACATTTGGTTTCAAGTGGAAGTCTTTGTCTGGTCAAAAATCCCGAATCATTAAGAACAAAAGATTCGTTGTGTATCAGGTTGTCCTTGATGGTATTCAGGATGGCCGTGTCGTTGCTTGTGTTTCTGAACTTCAGGATATCATCCCTATGTTTCTCAATAATATTTCTGGTATAAATTCCTATATGCATGGAACAGTTGGCCCCTTCAAACAGCCGCGCCTCCTTTAAATTGCTGTTGTTAAGAAGATCCAAGAATCTATCCCCGAAGAAACAGGTATCATGGGTATAGAAAAATGATTCGTCTCCGCACAAATTGTAGTCGTTCTCTATCAGGTAGATAAGACCAGTCAAATCAAATGAGTTAACGTCCGTGAAGGAAACATTGCGGTATCCAGTGTCAACAGGTTCCGCCGATCCCCCCACAATGAAGTAAAATACATCTGGATTATCATCCAAAATCCCGCCCTCATTGATCTTCTCAAGGGTTGTTTTGATGTTTTTGATATTGGAATTTACTATTACCTTCATGGGGCAGACATAATATAATCCAATTCTTTTTGCGACTTAACCCCGTGGATTATGTCGCACCCATCCAGCCGAGCCTTCCGAGCGTCCTCAAGCGACCCCGCCAGATCCAAACTATTCCTGCTGAACTCCTTCATCAAATCAAATTTGACAGGAACGTTGGCCTCCTGACACACCCAAGCCAAAAAGCAATCGGGAGAACCCTCAACGCATCCATGGGGCCACTCTTGAGCTATGAGTCGTCTGCCAACCTCCAACAATATCTCCGCAGTGGGGCGGTCAATGAGCCACGGGTTGTGTATAAAGAATGAAGCTTGGCTATTGGGCAACTTAAAGCCAGCCAAGTGGGCGGCTATTCCGCTCCACTCTGGAACTTTGCTGAAAAACAAAACATCGTATTCGATGATACAGAAGTGGGAAGAGTCTGTAGTTAAGCAATACTGGATTGTGTCTAAGAGCCTAGATGGCAGGTGTTTACCACTTATGTATCGGTTGGCTCCGACTTCCACACTGACTATTCCCTCTGGCCACACACATCCCCCGTCAGTGGTTCCGATTCCGTGAATCTCATCTGCCCCTGCATTTAAATAGTAGGGCCAATGCCGTGCCACTATGGGGTTTGCTTTGGTATAGGATTGGATGGCTAACAGGAGCTTCATAAAAAAAGAGGAGGCAGGATTGCTCCCACCCCCTCTGATTTAGCCCCTATTGCTTAGAATTGCAAGGGGTTTGGAACAGATGCCATATCCTCCACAAGTGGGAGAACGTAGATCTTATCCTGCTTTGGTTTGCGCGGAGCCTCGACTGCCGAGATGATGGCAACAAAAACCGAAAGCGCAACCATCATTGCCGTGTATTTGTAGTAGTTCATTTCTTTCTGTATTTGGTTATTTGATCGATGTTGTAGTAGATGATGTATCCAAAGACGCATACAAACATGGTGATAAAGAATGCGTCAATCATACGAGGCAGAGATCTTCCTGATCGTAGAGTTGACCGAGATCGCGGAAATGCTCCAAGATCTTACCCATCAAATCATTGGAGACAATATCTTCAATGTCGATGAAGTGTTGGCGTTCCAGCTTTCTGCATTCTGCCACACTCAGGGTTAGCTCAATGTTACTTGAGTCATTCCAGATTGTGACCCTTCCCCTGCAACGCTTTTCGGCATTGAGGCCAGCCTTAGTTATGTGACGATGTGTCATTTGCTCTTGAGGTTGCAGGCCATGTGCCACGCCTCCAGCTTGGTGTAGGTTGGGTATTTGCGTTGCGGGCGTTTGAATCCGTAGCTACGCGCATTGGCTTTAGCCAGCATGGTTTCGATTGACGGTTTATACTTTCCGATTTTAGTTTTCATGGTTTGTGTGTTTGATGGAGATCCAATCCTCCGTTTGTTGGTATGCTTCCAGACGGGGAACCCAAGGAACATTGCTGCACCATGAGATCCCCTCTGCCAGAAGCGAAGGTTGTTTGGGCTTTCGGATAAGCAGCATGAGGTCATGCCACAGGTCACAAACAAATCTTACTTGATTTTTAGACATAGGAATCCTCCTGACGTTGGCATTCAGACCTGATTGATTTGAGATCCTCCGTATAGGGATAGCATCCGAGATCAATGCAAGCTTGCCTGACTTGCGCGGTTCCGAATTCTTGGCAGACGTTAAACAGGGGGAGAGACTTGAAGGTCTTCCCGTCGAGTTGTACGCCTTCCCAAAACTCAAAATGGGTTTTCCCAACAGCGTCAGTGAACATTGGAAACCTCCGTTGCTTGAATCATGCGATAAGCCTTGATGGTTTCGCGGATATCATCCCGCCTCCAACCCCTTACAGTGGGGAAGGGATTCTGGTTGCGTGTCTTGAACCCCTGTCGGACGGCGCGACGAAGAACGACATCCATCATCAGGAGGTTTTGGAAGTTAGGTTTAAACGATTGGATTTTAGTTTTCATGGGTTAGTAAATTTCGCCTCTGACGTTTTGCATCTTGACCAATTTGCGGAATAGGCGGATACGATCCTTGATATCGGCCCGAAACATGGGGTTTTTGATATATTTCTTCCGTTCCGAGTTAACGATTCGCAATGCGGTCAGCAATGTTGTCAACTCGCTACAGGTTATTTCGATGGTTTTCATGGGTGGTTGTATTTATTCTGACAGTGTGTTAGGTGTTTTGTTCAATGAAAAGTAGTTGGTCAATCCACGATTTCCCGCCTGAAGAAGGCGAGGCTCCCGCTCCAGTGGCGGAGAAACCCTTTGTCCCCCCGCCCCTGACAAAGAAAGAAAAGGAAGCAATCCGCTTCGCCACCATCCGCAATCGCCCCGACAGGAAGGGGAAGGGAGCCAGACGGCGAGCGGGGGAACTAAAGTGGGCAACAAAAGGCAAATAGGTTTTCATGCGGTTCTCCAGAATCGTAGTTTCTTCTTTCCGCTCTCTGTCACCATGCGCGTTGGGTAACGCTTTCCGTTGCGGCGTCCCTGTTTTGAGGCGAGCGAGCGCAGAAAATTCCAATCAGTTTCTAATCCAGTATCAGGCCAAGCAAAGGATTGCCCTACCTCCAACTTGGAAAGCATGAATGGAAGGGGGTGGACAAGTGGCCCTCTCTCCCCCTTGCGGGGGAGGAGGACTTTGTCATCTATCGTGATCGTGTAGGTGCGCTTCATCGATTGCTCCAGAAGTGACCGCTAACGGCATCCGCCGCGCACTTGTCACGGCATGATTCCTGAACATCCTCATAGCGAGTCGGAGAGAATCCCCGTGCCTTGCGGATGGTCATCAGGGCGTATTCAACGTCTTCGTTATCCGCCCATGGATGGGTGAGGCGCAGGAGAGCGTCGAGCATTTGAGGCGAGGTATCAGCCATTGCCTTTGTCACATTGGTATCGGTGTGTAGTTGTTTCATTTGGAATAGATTTTGTAGAAGGTTACTCCGTAGGTTCCAGTTGAGGCGACTTTCCACCCCTGCCAGATCAAGCGATTGGCAAGGTTGAGTCCCGCTCTGGTAGTGGTATTGACATACTTGATGGATGTTTTCATACCCAAGCCTCCTGAATTCCTTCCTCGCGTGTTCCCTCCTCTTCGTAAATCATGGATGCGATATCTCCCATGATAGAGTCCATAGCCTCATGGACTTCCAGAGGAGGGGTTGCATCTTTGAAGTCATGTTTCGGGCTTTTGGCATACCGATAGGTTGGTCCAACGATCCCATGCTCTCCAACCTCTTTGTAAACGCGCACAAGATATTGTTCTCCCGTGGGGAGATCTATCCATATGTCAACGTCAACATACTCCTCTACGTTGCTGATCAATCCGTATTCCAGAATGATCCCTTTATGTTTTTTGATTTTGTTTTTCATTAGAGCGTCTTTCCTTTCGATGGGGCTTGAGTGACAATAGCCTTGCAAGCGGAACGTGCCGCCGCCTCGACTCTGTCGATAGTTTCCTGACTGACTCTGGAAAACTTGTGGGCGCGATTGGTCGCGGCGAATTCCAGAATGTATTTTTTGACTTTGGATTTATTGATCAGACTGTTCATGGTGTGGTTTTTCTATTTGGTTTTTGTTTTGTTGTGGCAGATCGCCACCAGATTCTCCTGAGATATCCGATGACCGCATCGTGCCGTGAAATCCATAGGGATAGTGGGGAATTCGGGTGTTGTCACCATCTTCCCGTCGAACAGAACAGGAATTTGTTCCCCCGCGATGCTGAGTGTAAGATTTTTCATTGGTTGTTTCCACTCATCATTTTCCAGATCAGGAGATCCGCATCCGCCAGTGACAGATTCGGATAGCTTTGCCCAATCAGGGTAATGGCTTGCTGCTCCAGATCCTCATACCGCTTGCCTGACGGGGTTTGTTTCGGGGTTTTGACCCCGTGAACCTCCCTCATCCAGCGGAGAATGTGAACGTCCAGCACTGCCCCCTTGTGATCGGGGCGGGAATGGAGGAGGAACATATTCGCGGTCTTCAGACCGATGCCATGGATGGCAAGCAAATCCGCCATGGTGCAGGTGCGAAGGTTAAGCTTCATCACTCCATGCAAGGCGGGGATAATCCTCCCGTATTGTCCAACCCTCCAGAAGCGGAGGTGATCTTCCAGCGGGATGCGGGACAGGAAATCAAACGGGGATTCGTTTTCCTTGGCCTCGCCCAACACGTTGCCAATCAGGTTGGCAGTGGTCAGTGCGTTTTTGCTGGCAACCGCAACCGAAAAGATTGCGAGTGCCTCCAATTCGCCATCAGTGCGATGGAAGTTGGTGAGTTGTTTGGGATCAATTAACTTTTTCATGCCAATGCTCCTTTGTGCTTCAAGTGGTTCAGGATCTCCCCGAACATGAAATTCGGGACTATATCCTCCAGCGTATAGCCAGAGGATTGCTCAAATGACTCTGCCTCATCCAAGGACATTGCCAGCACCCTGTCACCATACTCTTCCAGCAACGTGATGCGGAGAGGGTGGAGGTTGCCGCGCAATTTCCTTGCCTCGTTTGTCAGGATCTTTTTCATGGTGTGGTTTATTCGGGGAAGGTTCCCCCTGCTATCCCCCCGCCCGAATTGGCGGAGGGACAGACGGGACAACCCTAGTTAGCTAGGACTGCTTGCCTGACTGCCTCACGGCCCCGATTCATCATGGTATCGCGGGACTCCTCATCCGCCAGCATTCCGATGAAGCGGCGTTTATGGTCTGCCGCCGATCCGAGTTGCGAGCGATAGGTTCGCGAAGCGATTGATGCATTGCGACCCGTTCCCTCGCCACTGGTCCAGTATTCAGTTGCGCCGTTGGCAAGGTCATACAGTGACTTGCCGAGGTTCCCGATACCATTGGCGGCGAGGCGAGCAATCTCTTTCGCGGCGTTAAGGCTACGGGTGGACAGTTTATTGTCTTTCGCGTCCGTAGTAATGGCGAAGTAACCCGAAGCCATTGCGAGCGCATCATTCGGATCACAGGCATGGGTTGCGAGGTATTTCATCACTTCGACCAATTCAGTGCGACCCTTCAGGATAGCGTTCAGGAGGTCACCCAAACCTTCAAGCGCGAATTCCGCATTCTTGGTATGGTAAACCTTGAATTTGTCTTTCGCGGCATCCCGTGACCACTGGAAGGTGTTCATGCAGACAACGCGAATGGCGGAGTCGAAGGTTTCTTGTGCCATTGTCCCGTCATGCGAGGTGACAAAATTCAGGTTTGCCTTGAATTTATCCCCATTGATAACCAGATTGGAAGATCCGATATCGGCGGAAATGGCGAATTTCTTGCCCCGTTCAAGTGTGCAGACACTGGTAACTTTGCAATCCAGATCGCGAAGCGATTTTTGCATCACTTCCCAGATTTCGCGGTTAGATATCACTTTGTATCCCGCCTTGGGAATGTGAAGCGGAACCAGTGCATCCGATCCGATCAAATCGGGCCGAACTTTGCGGTGATCCGCGACCAAGACTTTGTAGTCTTCCAATGCGGTTTGCACCCCGTCGATAGTGACAAAGGCAGGGGACTCAACAATGGGGAACAGCAAAGGGGCAACTTCAGCGTCACCGATAACGGGAAGATGGGTTGCAAGCTTATGCCATTCGGTTCCCTGAATGGAGAGAACCATGTCATGCGGTTTTTCAATTTTGTGACTCATTGTATTTCGTTTTTTCTATTGTGGTTTTTGGTTTTTGTCGGAGGCGGAATTGCTTCCGATAAAATGAAAAGTAGCAGGGGGAGGTTGTTTGTCAACTAGTTTTTTTAAAAATAATTCAGGAAAGTTTTCGGGCGATGATTCCAAGGGAAAAAACAGGTTGAGGTTTGCACCTTGTCACCTTGTCACGGGGCGGCATTTTCGGGAGTGTCACCATAGCGGGGCGGGAAAGAAAATTGATTGTGGAGGCATTTAAAGCGCGAAAATCGGGCAGGAAAGCGGGGGATTGGACCCCGCCCTCTGTCACTAAAGGGGGAATATCGGGAAAAACTAGCCTTAGAGCCTTTCTTCAATCGCTAGGAGGTTTTGCGATGCGTCCCGAATGAGCATTCTTGCGCGATCAATGCGGGATTCTGCTGCTGCTTCGCGGTCATTCGCGTCCCGTTTTGCGTTGGCGATGATGGTTTCCGCTTTCCTTTCCGCCTCCGTGACGATCTTTTCCGCAAAGTGGCGGGATTCGTCCAAGCTTACGCACGGGAAGGAATCCGCCCGCATCATTGCTTCCAGTTCAAAGGCCACCGAATCAAGCCACGGGCCAAGGTAGGAATTCGGGCCAAGCTTCGCGGCAGTTTCTTTCAGGGTTTTTAGCTCTTGATCTTTTGTTATCATATGGTTTTTTGGTTGTTTAGTGGGTTTCCCCGTGCTGCCCCCTTGTCACCAAAGGGGCAGAGGCGGAAAAGCCTCAGTGGACGCCAATAGCAATAGGGACGCCCCGAAACTTCTCAGATCCGCAGGCATGGCCAGAGGGTGTGCAATCCCCGCATTTCCCCGAACAGACAAAAACCCGCTTTCCCGCGCTTTCCCGAACGTCCCGCGCATAGTCCGCGAATCCCGCATTCCGTTTGCTCTGGTAGGCTCTCCCGTGATCCTTGGCGGTATTAACCGCGATGAATTCGCCCCTCGCAATGGGAAGGCGGGAAACAGCTTGTTTTTCCGTCTCCGTCCCCTTTCCCCCGCTTGAAAGGTTCAGAAGGTAGTTTTTCGGCCAGCGTCCGCCCGTTGCAGAATCATAAGACAGAAGCAAACGCCACGATTTACTGTAGCCGTAAACCTGAAGATCAGGACGGGCAAAGCATAGGCGCATCCAAAACGCGAGGATTTCAGGGGACGCGAAGTCTCCGTCAACATACAAGCGGACAATGGAATTTTGCGGGAGTGCCATCCAAGCCGCAATTATCTCATCCCGCCCCGCCTTAGTGCGAAGACGGATTGAATTAATCAATTGACGCATGAAAGCAGCGGGATATCTCCAAGATTTAAAGGAATAGCAGAATCCCCCTAGAAGGTCTCCTGATGCCCCGTAAAGGCATGATCCAGCTTGGGGACAGTCAATCCCCGCGAGGGAGGAAAACGCATAGAAAGGAAGCTTTCCGTTGCCATTCTCGAAAATCTCAGGGAGTTTCCCCGATTCCAACCTTTCCAAGGCTCCCCGCCATCCTTTCCCGCCATCCTTGGCCTTTGAATGAATCGCGCACCATTGCGCCCGTTCCGCGAGAATAGGCTTAATTGGTTCCGCATTGCCAAGGGCAACACATGACATTGCCCCCGCATACAGTGAGAGCATGAAAGCCTTGGAGGCTTTTTTAGCGGCGAATTTCCGCTTCCGTGTAGTTTTTTTCATGGGATTCTAGTCTTTAAGGATACCACGGGCGGGAATCAATCGCAGGACATTCTAACCTTGGCAACCTTGGCCGCGCATTTTGGGCAGGTAGGCAGTCCGCTTTGGTCTTCAATAGAGGTATCCCAGCAAAGGAAATGCCCCTTAATTCCGCAGGCAATGCGCCCATCGATGGATGCATGGCTATGGATTGCCCAGTCCCCCTTGCCAAAGCGGGGAGATTCATCCGCGTTCCCTCCAACGGGATAGATTTCAATTTTCATGGGTGGCGCTAGTGTTGAAAAAACGAATTGACGAGCCCGAGCCCGAAAAGAAAAAGACTCAAGACTACGCACAAGGCAAAGCCTGAAGCCTCTTTAAATTCCCGAATGATCCCGTGAGCGTAGAAGGCAAAGCGGGACGGATTCCGAATGATGCACCGCGCATGAAGCGCAATGCGATTTGATGGATTGGTGTTTTTCATGGTGATTTGATGCGGGAATGGTTCCCTTTCTCCCCCCGAACGAATCGGGGAGAGTGTAGGGAATCAATCAGGAGCGGGGAAAATTGCGAAAAACTGCCGCAATAGAACGGGCGGAAGGTATATCAATCCCGCGATCCTTTAAATGTTCCGCTATTTGATCGTCCTCCGTTTCTGCGTATTGCTCCAGTAATTCCGCATTGTTCCACTTGCGGTAGTCAACGTCTCCGTCTTCAACTGTCATGTAATCGTGTAGGTCGTTCATGGTTTTTTCCTTAGTTAATCGGGGCGGGATTGCCCCGACAGATGACAATCTAAACGGGGGGCGGGATATTGGCAAGGGAAATTTTCAATTGAATTTTAGCGGGGGCAAATTGGAATTGTTCTAATTAAGAATTGAGGCGGGACATTGGCCGAGTGCGAGAAAGGGGTGAGACATGGAATGTCCTATGCCCCCAAAGCGAGGAAGCGGGAAAGGCAATTTCCTCCGCTAGGATGGGAAGGGGACAAGGGGACAAGCTACACTCTCCAACCTATGGCAAGGGGAACGGGGCAAGCTTGTTTGCTCCCCGTAGTAGGTAGCTAATAGTGGCGGAATATGTTTCGGGATTCCCTCCTAGCGTTCCCCATTGTCCCCCTTGGATGGGGGCGGATTGCGTTGCCTTGCCATTGTGGCGTTACTCTGTAGCTTCCCCCATACCAACATAGCGCCCGCCTAATCAAAACGCCACCACGGGCCGTATAAGCTGCGAATCATCTATCAGGTCATAGGGCGGGACAGAGGCGGACAGGGGGAAGGGAGACGGGGACGCATGGCACGGGACGCATGGCATGGGGCGGGGCGGGACACGAGGCCAGTGGAGCCCACCGCTACCAGAGACTCAGCTATCAGCGCACAGCCACCCACCACACGGGTCTCCCACCCCACCTTCCGCTGGCCGACAGACCGTTTTCCTGAAAATACCCCCTCTCAAAAATTTTGTGGGGAAAACTAAACTATGGGAACGCGCTATCAGCTTTATGTATAGCGGGGTTTACACAAGGCTACCCACCCCCGTCTCTTCTCTTTCTGGAGAACCCCCTACCCCCTTTATTTAAACAAGCCCTGCTTTAAATATTTTTGGGTTCTATGTTTCGGGCTTGGAGGGGTCTATTTTGCACCACAATCCCATGTGGAACGCTTTTGCCACTTTTGTGCCACGTTACCGCCAAGTGGAATAGAAAGTGCCATATGGTTCGGGCTTGGTTGCAGCCGCCCTGCTATTGCCCCTGCATTTGCTTTAGGAGGCGCTGTGAGAAGTCTTTTTGCTCTTTGGTTGTCTTGCCAGCCGATGGGTCTCCCGTAATGATTCTGGCCGCTATAGACTGCTTCAATGCTTCGGGATTTGATCCGTAGGCCGATCCTTGGAACTTTAGCTCTTGATCCTTGGTCAGGCTAAAGTCTGGAACGATATTCCTATCCCGCATGTAAAGTCTGGAAGCCTCATTCCGCGCAACCCCGCCTAGCTCTCTGTTGGACAGGTATCTGTCTTCATTTCTTGCCCCCTCGTTGAGAACAATAGCCCCATCCTCTGCGGCATACCCTCCCACATTGGGATTGAGGGCGAAGAAGACCTGTTCAGATGGGACTGGCTCTCTGACTGGATATCCGAAGGAAGAAGTCGGAAGTGGCTTCATTGCCGAAGCCAGCCTTTCTGTTGCTCTTGTCAACCAACTCATCTTCCTCCTATACCACAGATATGTCTACGTTGTAAACATGTCTCTACTGATGTGTAGAGATTTCGGGGTTATTTCGACACGTTTCTACTCGTCCTGTAGGAACACGGGGGTTTGGTCTCCGACGAAAGATCCAGCAATGTTGAAGTCGAAGTATTCGATAGCCTCTTCTCTGTCCATGCCGCTACGCATCAGGGTTTTGATTGTCTTCTTGTAAGAGTAGATGGCTATGGGGTAGTGGAATTGTCTTCCTATCCCCATGAAGGCGTTCTCTAGGCCGTCTGCTAGGAGGATCTTCTCGTCATCTCCCATGTGGGATTTGATGCATTGGTCTATTAGTTCGTTGCCTGTGGGTTTCATTTGGGTTCGGGATTTGGGTCAATCGGGCCCAAGGGTATGGGTTGGTTGAGCATAAAGGGCCGCTGGTGGGACTTTCTGCTGCTGGGCTTGCGACGATAGCCAACGAGGCACAAAGTGTCTTCTATGGCGTTGTAGATAGGGACTAGATGGCCTTTAGCCAGTAGCTTTTGTATTTTTGGCATATTGTTTCGGGGTTTGGGGGTGTGCTTGGCCACATTGCGGTCTTGCTTGGTTCCTATTTGTTTTGCTCTCATTGTTCCATTTGATACTATCAAAGTTGTCCCGATACTTCGGGCCGTTTACTTTCCTTGGTTTGCTTCCTTTGCCGTTAGCCATTGTCTTATTCCTTTGCCAATACTTGGCTGGCGATGGATAGCAAGTCCACTGTAGGTAAGATGGTAAGAAGGTCTTGTCGGCCTTCACGTTGGTAAAGTCTGTAGGGTTCGGGCATCTCGCATGGATCACTTCCAATAAGTATGCCCTCAACAAACTGGGCAAGATCTCCACGATCTACTAGTATCCACCACTTGCGGGTCTCAAAGGCGATAACATCAGCCTCTCCGTAGAGCCAGCCGTTCTTTCCGTTGACGTTGCGGAGTTCGATCCAATGGAGTCGATCAGTAGGCTTATCGTCGCTGCGCCGATACTTCTTCATGCCCTTAACATCGTATTTAACAGCCATCTCATCCATCACATCCCAATGCTCATGGATGTCTTGATCTTTAGTAGCAAAGACGGCCCCACTGAGGATTGAGGCAAACTGTTGCTCTACCGTCTTTCCGCGTTCAACGTAATCGTCCCACATACCAATTTAGACCGCCCTAGATAAGCGGCGTTCAAACTTATTTATTCAGGAGACTTATATTGACCGCCAGCCACCTAATTGCCTTGAGGTCGTTGCCACAGTCCTTGGCCCAGATGATAGTATCACTAACAATCCCGTACTCTTGAAGCAGGTTCATTACCTTTACTTCATTTGAGTCGCTATTGGTGATCCAGTTCTCAAGTCGGTTTTTCATCGATTGATGGAGTCTTTTAGAATCTTCAGAAGAACAACTGCGATAGTTATCCAGAAGATGTAGGTTATAGCGTAGTCAACCATGGATGGCTCTCCAAGCTCCGTAAAGAGCCAGCGCCCAAAGGCCAATGCTGACAACTAGTGCTACAACAAAAAGAAGCGGTTTCATTGCCTTGCGATAATAAGAAATCCTATATTCGCAATGCTGTAGCCACCAAAGGCAATAGCCATAGGGACATTCCCCTTGATGTAGAAATCAACTGCGGTTGCAATATAGCAAACCGTGCAGATGGCTATGCCGATGAAGCCCATTCAGATCCTACCAGTCGGGATCTTCGTTGGTCTGAGGTTTGGCCTTTGGAACGTAAGGCGCTCCGAATTTCAGACTCAGGTATTTGTCACCTTTCTGGCTGACTTGCTGCCAGATGGAGACCTCGTAGTCTTTCCCGTCAACAGTTACGGGCCCGCTATACTTGGGTGCTTTGGGATTGTCGGAATTACGGACGAACGCCGCTCCGCTGTTGTCTTTCTTTTCTTTGCTCATTTGCTTTTCGCTTTCTTTTTTATTGGTTTTGAAGGCTGCTTTTTAGGTTTACCCCTACCAGCCTTCTTGGCAGGAGTAAAAGTCGAAATGGTTGGGGTGATATGGGGATGCTCGGAACCGATGAACGCCCACACATAGTAAGCTGCCGTTTCGCTAATGCTTAACGGCGTGTAATCTACGCCATTAAAGAACATGAAGTAGTAGGTCTTGGATTCGGGATCTTTGAAAAAGGTAACCCTGCCCAACGCTCCCACCTGTGCCTCGTAGACTCGATAGGCATCCTTATTCATTGGTTTCATCTTCGTTGCCATAGGGAGATTCTCCATTGATAGCGTTGTAGATGTCGGCAATATCTTCGTTGGTGATTGCCACATCAACTTCTTCCTTTTCTAGGTTTACAGCCCTAATAAGAACTCCCAGTGGTAGTGGCTTTACGGATTTGGCAAAAAATGCGTTTTCAACCCGCCTTTTGTCTTCATTGTTAAACAATGCTTCGTTGATTTGTTCTTCACTCATTTTCTTTTTGGGGGGCAGCCGAAATAAGTTCGGGCAGTTTTTCCATGGAACTAAAGTGGATCAGATTGTCGGCAATCTTTAGTGATAAGATGGCCAGCGTATCTAGATTCCATCCTTTTTCGGGATTTTGTGAAGCCAAGAGACCTTGGGTTATTTGTGCCGCGAGTTGCAGCCTGCTTGTTTCGTTTGATTGTTGTTGTTCGCTCATAAGGTTGATTTGTTGTATCCAGTCTAAACTAGTGGATGTTTCCACTAAATCTGACCAACGTTTGCCCGTCAAGGTACATATGGTCGAGGTGGACGGGGTCTTTGTCAACTCGCCATAAAAACATTGCCAATCCATCACCGACTCGTTCTGTGGTTATGTAGCCTTCGTGGTCATGCTCAAACTCTGAGGATTCCCTCCAGCCGCTAACCCACTCAAACACTCTCGTGAATGCATTGCTCATATTAGCTTTAGACACATAATGCGCTGGGATGTTCATTGTCAAGAATAAATTACTCTAACTTCCGCCTCATCAAACATTTGCAACGCGGCTTTGAAGGATTCGCTCCAGCGTTCATGGGTTAGGTGTTCGTTGAATGGGCAATACACATCTTTGATACCAGACTGGATGATGGCAGCAGCACAGGCAGAACAAGGCTGGAAAGGCCAAACAAAGAGGGAATAGCCAGTCAGGGGCTCCTTGGCTGAAAGGATGGCATTAAGTTCGGCGTGGATTGTACGAAGCAGCTTGGTATCGCGATTTGCGATGGCATCTTGGTTATCCTCTACCCCGCGTGGGAATCCATTGAACCCCACACTACAGATAGTGCGGTCTGGACGGACGATCACGGAGCCCACTTGGGTGCCGCTGTCCTTGCTCCAGCTTGCAATCTCTTTGGCTAGGTTGATAAACCTCGCCTGCCACTTGCCGCTAATTATTGGGGTTTCCATCAATTTGAAGTCCTTCTGCCTGCATTTTTTTAACTGTTGAGGCAATAAGGGTGGATTTTAACTTTCGTTCGTAAGAATCTTTGGTGCGCCACATCTTCACTTCGGAGACAAGAAGGTCGATAGTAACGGCGGGAGATTCGTTGTCAAAGGTAGAGTAGCCTTCAATAATTTCCTTGATTGAAGCCAGTTCAGAGCAGGATGGACAAGGGATATAGTCTTTCTTGCCGTTGCTCCCATTGATACCGTTCATCAAATCAATCATAGTAGAGATTGGTGAGTTGGCTAGGAGGATTTAATGCCGTTTCGTGGGAAATCAGTTTTTTGGGCATTCGACTCCAAACCCGCGTTGTTTCGTAACTTTTCTTGCACCACTTGCGATTAGCTAGTGTCCAGTGGTATCCCAAGATATAGGCATTGGCCATCTGGGCATACTCAACAAGGTCTGTTGGCAGCTTGCTGCGCTTGATCTTCGCCATGGATCGGCGTTCGCAATCCCACTCAAGTTCTGTCACAAGAAGTATATACTTTTTGATATTGTGGACGTTCTTGCCAGCAAGCCATTCGTCCACCTTTCCCAGAGCATCTTCGCGTATCCCGTGCCATTTTGGCTTCTGTATCTGCTGATCCAGATGGCAGGTCTCATGGACAAACACATCAATCCACGTTGAGAGAGGGCGATTGGTGGCGATGCGAACTTCTTTATCATCAGCCCACCCCACAGAAGTGGCTTTGCCTGTAATAAGATATTTTTGCGGCACAAAGGTAAATTTGTGCTTACGATACTTTAGTATCGCCCGACCCAAGAAATCAACCACACTTTGATCAGGAGTCTTCATCAGTAGGTTCGACATCTAAATCTTCCACTTGTTCAAACAATTGTCTAATTGGGTTATCCTCAAACCCCTCTTCTTGCTCTGGAAACGGCATCAGGGCTCCTGTGTCATCGTAGCGGATAGTTAGCTCTTTATCGAGGTCACGCTGATTCATGGTGGAACAACTCTATCAGCGTCTCCTCTTGCCCGCGAGTTTTTTCCTGCCGCGTTTCGATTGTGACATCGCCTTCACGGTCATCTGGAATCGCTCCAGCATAACGGAGGCAGTCAATGTGGTATTTGAAAATGAGATTGTCGGGGTCAATAAGTCGTTTTCTTCTTGCCGTAAGGCGGATGTGAACGCGGCCTGTATTTTCTTTTTTGCAGTCGCCCTTTGCCAGTGGTTCATTGCGAACAGGGCGTTTAGGCTTGGGGTTACGGCTGGAACCCTTACGATCAAGAAAGGCTCTTTGGACAACGTCGATTCTTTCATAGACTCCTTTTCTTACCTCCACATAGCCCTTTGGTAAAGCAACTCCCATAAGATCATGTTTCGGGATTTGGGGGAGGTTGAATTATTTCTCCTGTCCCGTTACACTTTTCACATTCTATTCGCATGGGGCCAGCGGGGTCTTCAAAACAAATAGATATTATTCCTTCATAAAAATAAAAACCAACGCCTTCACAAAGTGGGCAAACCACAAATATTGGTCTGGTTTTTTCATCACTCATACAATCTCCCGCAATTGGGCAACGAAGTCCTTGGCGTTGATTCGGCATTTGGACAGGTCTTCCATATGAGAGTTGATAAATAGGAGGGCATCGCGGTTGCGGCGGGTATCTTCCAGATGGTGGTAGTAGTAGTCAAGGACGGCGTTGCCTCCTCCTCCGAAGTCGAAGTAGCGGGAGGGGTCTCCTCCTGCTTGCTCCAACATGCCCTTGGCCTCCAGCATAACCCTAACAGTCATTATGCTTACGGGCTGGTTCTTCTCATGGAGATCCTTGATCACTTCAAAGACAATCTTGTTGGCTGGAGTGAAGAAGTGGGAACTTGTAAGTGGGACTGACAGGTCGGCTTGATCCATAAGACAAGCCAGCGCGGCCTGTTCTGCTGCGGGATTTTGAGGAATCCGCATCTCTGGTTTTGGTGGCGGAGTTTCTTTATTTCGGCGTGGATTGGTCATAGCTCTTTCAGTTTTTTATCCGCCCAAGCCTTGATGGCGTGGATGAAGTCTAGGCTAGGTTCTTGGACGAGGGAGTTGAGCCAATCGTCAATAGTAGTTGAGATCTCCTCAATGGCTTGCTTGTAGTGGTCACGCTCTGTTATGAGTCGGGCTTCGCGCTCTCCTCCCTTGCCTAGCAATCTGGCTTGCTCCTCGCTTTCTTTTCGCGCCTCGTCGCGCTCGCGTTCTGCTTTCTCCAGCAAGGCCTCGTATATCCCAGATTGCTTGGGCATTACATTCGTTCGTACGCAACCTACAGTCATATCACTCATTGGTCATTTCCCCCTTGATGATTCCCTCCGCAATGCCAGCTTCCCTAATCTGCCTCACATATTCGCGGGTGCAGTTGAAGTGGCGTCCGATGGAGGCTAGGTTTTCTTCGGGATGGTTGAGGATATACCCCAGCACCTTGAAGGACCGCGTCCCACTGAACGTGGATTTAACTGTGGGCTTGCGATTGCCCCCAAAAAGCCCGAACTTCTTAATAGCTGTGACAACTGTTGGAACACTACGATGAAGTTGCTCTGCGGCCTCGGCAACCGTGGTGGGCTCATCAAACACTGCCTCCATTACTTCTTTGGTCAAGGGTTCGTAAGCTTTCGCCGCCCCCACCTTATATCTCGCAAGGATACGGTAGACTGTTCCATAGTCGGTGGAATAGCGTTCGGCCAGTTCGTTGATTGTGTGAGACGGAGCTTTTTCAAGTAGCTCGTTGATTGGGATAGATAGTGTTTCCATAAAGTTGGTTAGACTGTTAAAGTTAGCGGACGTTCAATGTGCGTCAACGCCGCTTTTTCTTGCTGACTCGGATTTTCTTTCCAGCCAATGCCTGCTGATAAGCTTCTTCGGTAATGACGCGGCCCCGAAGCTTAAACAACCAATTGGGTTGCTTGGTGAAATTCCAGCTAAGTCCCAAAGCTTTAAGTGTGGCAGCGGTCATCCCGCCATATACCTTGAGGCTTTTGATGAGATCTGGATTCAAAACTCTGGTTCCTGTTGTCTTGTCCTTGTAAGACGGGGCCACTGGCTCCACCTCTATGGGTTCGGGCTTGGGTCGGGCCAGCTTGCGCCTAACCTTCTGTGATTCCTCTCGCTCAACAGCGTGGAAAATTTGGTGGCATTTTTTGCACAGGCAGATCAGATCGTCTAGGTGGTCTAGTTCCTTGCCGCGATGCTCGTAGGTTCGGTGGTGGGCGCAGAGGTCTAAAGGGCTATTGCAAACTCCACATCTCCAACCGAAGCGTTTTTTAACCGCCCGACTCACTTCTTTCCAATAAGGAGTCTGGAGATAGTCTTGGTAGCTAGATTGATATCCCATTATCGGCGCGGAACTGGCTGGTTCGGGCTTTGCCCGTCAGAAAAAAGACAGGGTTGGTTAAATGAATCATTTCGGGATTTCACCGTAATATACCTCCAAATAACTTACCCAACATCTCATCATCACTACTATCAATAGTATTCTTATTGATTGTATTCTGTAAGATTGTCTTCTGGAGATCTGAAGGTTTACGATCATCGGACTTTCGATCTTCCAAAACCTTGAGATCGATAACTCCGCGCCAGTTGGTCTTATTGCTTCTCTTATCTGGGGGTAGCGGAACAGTGTAAAAGCTCCAGATTGTTCGGAAGCCTCCCCGCCCGCTGCTCTCCACTTTGTGGTGGGCGTAACCCAGAGCCTCTAGCTCCTTCATGTATCTCTTTACCCTATTAGGAGATTCGGTGGTGTGGCGCATCAAATAGTTGCGGGTAACCTCCCACTCCTTGCAATTGCTCAAAATGAGCGACATAACTCCTTTAGCGCCAAAGGATAAGCGCGGATCTCGCGGAAGCTCGTTCGGGGTTTGGAAAAAACCCACCTCGTTGATGACCCTATAGATCGTTTGATTCTTCATAGCAATAAATAAAATTGCCGCTCAAATGACGGGGCGTGGGATGATTGAGAACCCGACAATGAAACAAGCAAGTTACTCCCTCACCCCGCCATCTGAACGGCAGATTAATATTTTTTGCTAAAGCTTGTTCCATATTGAATCGTCTGGGTTCTCACATCAGACTTGCGTAACTTCTCACAAATGGTCAGACAGGGCAAGTTGAAAAACGCTCAAAAAACATTGAACAAACCCCGAAACCTAGTGTCTATTGATCTATGACTAATGGCGGGATCACTGAGGGGTTTGCAACTGCGGATAAACTGAGAGGTTTACCAAAGGCAAATAGCGACCTGAATCTTGCCATTGGTTACGCTGGGCGGTGGACTAACATTCCAGACGGGGATTACCTGTCTGGCGGATCGGGGGTCACGTTACGGGCCGTATTACTCCGAAAACCCGCCATCGAAAAGAAGGCGCGTCTTCGTTCCCAGCACTTTATTTTTAGCAGGAGCAGGATGGGACAAGGTGTCATGCCGATGCTCATGCGAGGAATGCAGCCGTGGCCCAGCGTCTGCATTCCGCAAATTTTGGAGGCGGGGAGACTCGGCATGAAAATGCAAGAGCTTCAAAGATCGGGGGGTCAATGAAGTTACGCCACCCCGCTTCCAATCTCTTTATGAAATACCTAACAATGCTAGTAATCGGGGCCAGCGTAAGCTATGGCCAACAATTCAGCGCAACTGGATACAACTTGAACAATGGGGATTTTTTGATTATTCAAGGAGCCATAGATTCAACTACGGATTCAAATCAAGCTCATCGTGAACGTATATCGCGTTATCGACAAATGAACGCGGAACTGGAGGCGTCTATTGCCACCATGAGGATGGAGGCTGAGATGGCTCGTCAAACCCGCGAGTTGCGCGAACAAACCCAACTTCTTCGTAAAATTTCCAATGAGTAACTATCTCAACGTCAACATCCCCACATTCTTTGCCTTTGTGGATGAGGGATTCTTCTACGATCTGGAACCAGAGGTCTCTCGCCCAAGACAGCTTGTAGAGGTGTTTGCCCATACATCCATACCTCAGAGATGCGGGCTATTCAGCGTGATGACGGAATACGGAAGTCAACATGCCAGAGTGCCGATTCATTACATACATACCGATGAGAAAGGTGGAACTTTCTATCCCTTGGACTGGATACAGCTATGGGACTCCATGAGCTACTACTGCTCGGTCAACATCTTGGACTACTGCAAGAATCGTGCGGCGAATATTATGCTTAAAGACCGCACATTTGAGAAGGCTCAGTATATGTTCACGCTAGATTGGTGTTTGGGGCCGCAGTACACCTCTGGCTATGGTGAAATGGCGGCTGGCCACAAGTGTGGTCATGTGTTTGCGGGTGATGGGCAATACTTCATCCAGCCCAACAATCGCGTCCTATGGATGGATGGGGGATCATTTATCGCCAAGAAGTTTCCAACGAAACCCGATTGGAAGGTGTTTAGCCAAGAGTTTAGCTGTGAATCCACAGGAAGCCGATGGGTTAGCGAAAGCGAGGAGGAGCTATGGTTTTACGACTTCAAAGAGTCTCAGGAATAGCAATCTCACTACTTATTACAAGTGGTTGTGTTTCCTATCCACCCCGTCCGTACCCTTGGAACTTCCCACCCGCTCGCGAATGGAATCAGCCATTGGAGACAAGTTGGGTCAATGCTGTGGATGCGTATCGCAACCTAACCAAGCCCAAGGGAAAGATTTGGAATCCTATTCTTCGTTGCTATGAACCTGACTTTGGCTACGAGATTGAACGTCTGAAACTTCAGGAGCGGGATTTGGAATAGCATGAAATGTATC